AACGGAATGCCGCAAAGAGCCTACACCGACACGAAAGCTGTTTGGAGTGACCGTCCAAGACCACAGTTTCAAATTCCCACAGAAATAGATAAGCGGGACGATAAAAGTGTTCCATGGAACATGCAAATAGAATTTAAAGATGCCAACGGCGATCCGTGGTATATGGACCAAGCAGAGAGATTTAATGCATTTAATTTTAACAAGTTTGAAGGTTGGGAATGTAGTGCAGGATATCGCAGTATTATTATCAGAGAGCCTGACGGAAGCATCAAACGTTCCTATAGTTGTGCGGATGTTCCGCTTGGCAACATAGAAACAGGCTTTAAGTTATTTGATACACCGATGCCTTGTATTAGTAAAAGTTGTGTGAGTTCAGCAGATAGTAAAATACCTAAACGAGCACCTGGTACAAAATTACCACTGTGGCCAGATGACAAATCATATGATATTCATAAATCAACATAGCAAATTTGAAGAACTTTATAGAGATTTTTATTGGTGGGGAGATGCAAACTTATCACCTGGTATGGTCTATGAAAGTTTACGTCAAGGTATATTTCCTATTGAGCTACGTGGTTCTTTTGCATTTGTATACTATACAGATGATGATTGGTGGGCTTGTGTTAATCATGTAGCTGAAACTCCTATCTTTTATACAGATTCAAATAAAATTTTTCACAGTTTAACTGAATGGTTAAAAGACATTTCAAACCCAATGAAGGAACAATATTATGTACATAAAGTTAAAAATGGTGTGTATGAATTACAGCGTTCTATGTTTGGTTTTTGTTATGCTATAGGTGAACATACACCATATGATGATATACTTACAGTTAAACCAGAACATTATGTACACAATGGTGTACAGCATAGATACAGCGACATAGCAAAACCACGTGGATATGCATGGGACGGTGACCTATATAAAGAACTATTAGATAAAAATTTAAAGAAAATTTATGATCGTAGATTGGGCGGTTATGATCAGCCTATTAATATGCTTTTTAGTAGTGGTAGAGATAGTGCCGTTGTTGCTAGTGCATTGGCACAATTAGGATATCATAAGAATATAGAATTTTACACTATAACACATAAAAAAGGCAAACACAATGAATTCCAAGATGCACTCTTCAATGCAGAAATGTTAGATATTGCACCTGTAAATATTAATGCTAATATAAAGCCACCTGCATATGATCCACCAATTCATTATGAATTCAATGATAGTGCATGGCTAGTTAAGCATCAAACACTTAATAGACACAAAATAGACGGCACAATAATAACTGGTGAAGTTGGAAACATAATTAGTTATGGAGAGGCTGGTAAACGCCTAAGCTACTACGTAAACAAGTATAACGAGTGGAAAGTAGAAGAAATAGCCAGCATGATGTGTAGTCATGTTGAAAACTTTAAAACTACAACACTTAATTGCAGTAGCTTTAGCGATCAGTTCGAACGTGATGAGGTTATGGCAGAAATGGCTTGGAAACGTATAGTAGATGATGTTAAGGAAACGCTAGACCGTTGGGGTTTTTGGACAAGCACAAATAAACAATATCAACGTAACTGTTTAGTTAACGTAGGTAGCTTACACCACAAAGTGTTCAGACTCCGTGGATATAGTACTGATTCAGCAAGAAGGTATATACATCCATTAGCAGATTATTTTGTTATGGAATATACGTTAGGATTAGACTATAGTGAAAGAGAAAAACATGGTTGTGAGAAATGGTTGTATAGACGTGCCTATGAAGGCAAAGGACCATTTGCACGGAGTGCCTGGAATTATCAGGTGCGAGGATTAGGAATTAAGTGTGAATAGAGATGGGCAAAATAACATGGTGGTTGCTACTGTTGGTTACAGCAGAAGCAGATGGAACATTTAGTGTAACTGAAGAAGCAAGATATGATTACAAACCGAGTTGCCAAATGGCGGCTGAAGGCAGACAAATGTTTTTAACAGGTTCGTACGAATATCATAAAGGTTATATATGCGTAGGTTTTGGAGAAGATGTAGGAAACTAATATGGTCGATGAAGACGCAAAATTAATATTAATAACAGAATTTATAGAACAAAAGTTACGTAAAGAAAAAGAATTAGATTTTTATCAAGAGGAACTACTTAAACTAACTAAAAAAATTAGTATACTGAGTAGAGAAGTAGACTTGACAAACTCAATTATCAGTCTAATAAAGTCAGACAATGTGTATGACTTTCGTGAAAAATGGATTGAACAAGAAGAAAAGAAGAAATTACTTGAAAAAAGTAAAATACACGATACCGAGTAAAAATTTTGTACTGTTGCCTGAATACAAACATGCACAGCATTTTTTAAAAACTGTCTATCCCTATTATCCTGATTGTGTGATAATGACAGCAGACAAAACTTTACCTAGTATAGAAGAAACATATCTAGAAGCAATAGAACTTTGGCAGTTCAATGAAAACATTCGTATTGCTGTGTTTGGTGGTTACAGTTTAAACAAAATGCCCAAGCCAAAAAGTAAACACATTACAATTATGGATATGTTACTAAGTCATACAGAAGTTAGCCGTAAGAGCGGTTATAACAAGGAAAGCAAAATGGATTTAAAACCAGCAGGACTTGCTGTAATGTTAGATCATCATTTTGGACAAAGAGGTCCAAGTCAAGGGCAAGGTCGACAAAACTATACCAAACCCACAAAACATTGGACTAAAAATTTATACTAAATACTAATAGGAGTAGACCACATGCCAGCAATTAATTATTATAGAAAATGTTTAGGAGTCGGACCTTATGCTAATGTTGATGCATACTTTGCCGATGTTGATCCAAACAATGATATGAGGACTTTCATACAAACACAAATAGACTCAAATATAATCGAGTCTATGGAATACAAACTTGCTACAGCAGGAAACGCTGTATATTGCAAAGGAGCAGTACCAGATGATACATCATGGGATAGTATCCTTGCAAACGAAGCATCATCTGGCTATAATTTTAAAATGCAAATGAATATTATAACAGTTACTGAAGCAGAATTTGAAGCAGGTGCATGAGCTACGGAGCAAAAATTAGATCCTTACTGCTTATTAACTTTTCACTAACAATTTATACAATTTATTGGTGCTCAGTTAATGGAAGATGGGATATCTTTTGGATTGGAGTCGTTTGGGCTCTTTGGTCCATTGGTGTAGGAACGTTTGGAGGGTGGCACAGATATTGGAGTCATCGAAGCTATGAAACAGGTCCTATACGAGAAAGTATAATGACATGGTTAGGTATGTTAAGTGTAACTGGTGCTCCTATTACTATTGTTGCTATGCATAGATATCATCATGCTAACAGCGACAAAGATGTGGATCCACACTCACCCAATCAACAACCATGGTGGACTTTAATACTTGGTTATTATAATACATTTGAAACTTCCCCTAAATTAATAAGAGATGTTTTAAGACACAAACAGCTTAAATTTATACAAAGACATTATTTTAAATTATACACCGGTGCATTAATAGTTTCTGCTATTATACACCCTGTTCTAGCCGGTGTGCTTTTTGCATTTCCTTGTATATACACTTACATAGCAGGTATAGGTGGCAATGCTATTATGAATCACTTATGGGGTTGGCAAGATCATGAAAGCAAGGATCATAGCACAAACAATCCTGTTCTAGCATTATTAAGTTTAGGAGAGGGTTGGCATAACAATCATCACTATAGAGCTAGTAGTTATACCACACAAGAAAAGTGGTGGCAGTTTGATCCTGTTGGTTGGTGGATAAAATACGTTTGGGCTACTAAGGTATAGACGGACACATATCTTCTATATCGTATACTTCGCCACTCTTATATGGATAATCCCATTTATTGTCAATCCAATATTGTCCTAAGTAAGGCTTAGGATTTTCTAGCCATACATTCATTCTAGATGCACAATTTGCATGTGACTTTAATCCTGGACGTCTACAATCACGTGCTAGATCTACTACCCAACGAAAAGTTTCTGGCCAATAAGTGATATTTTTCCTAGGCTTTAAATGACGTATCCATCTATGTCGCCACATTCTACTAGGTTCCCAACAAAATAATACAGGTATACCAAAACTGTTTAGTCCATCTAAAAATATTTCAGTATAAGATCTATTAGTCTCCATATACATTGCCGCGATGGCTCTACGCCAATACTCTGCGTCATTGCGATGCCTGTTTTGTTCAAATAGATGCAAATACATATAATCACTTTCTGTAAAGAAGCGTGGATTAGTCATTATAATATGTGTAGGTTTATATTCATCTGCCCATTGTTTAACAGGTTCCCACATATTCATTAAACTATGATATGGAGATATGTTAACATGTGATCCGTGTGTTCTAGCAGGATAGCATGATTCGTAAGGAATACCCATACCAAACGTACTACATTGTCCTGCATGTAATACACGAATTTCTGCAGAATAATCTTTACGTGATACGTTGTGTCTAAATCCATGTTTGTCTAAACTATAATGCACTTCTTGTTTAGTCCATACACGATCTTGTTTAATATGATCTAATTTATAGTCCATACCTTGACAGCCTATCCAACCTTGTTCTTCAAACTTATCAAAGTAGTATTCATTATCTCCACCATACCAACGAGAATCCCAATATGCTTCTAGTGGTTGTTCTGGATAATAATCTTCAAAGTCCATATCTGTGTGCTGAGCAGACTGCTCAAATAATTCTTTTTCTAAAAAATAACGTTGATATTCTTTTCTATTCATCTAACTTCCTTTCGGCGTAGCAATTTGCTTCAAGTAATTTAATTCTTCTATCTAAAACTGTTTCAGTTTTAAACCAATCACTCTTTTTAATAAAACCTACATTTTCATATGTTGCCAGTGCAGTCTTGCGTGGCATTGTCCATATAATTTTACATTTTTGTTGTTGTGCTTTTTTTATTGTAGCAAGTAGTAATTCTGTACCAATATTTAACCTTCTATAATTTGGTAATACAAATAAACCTCTACTTCTAAAATGTGTATCTGAAGTTTGATGTCCGCTGTTTACACCAACTAATATATTATCTATTCTACAACCAAAAAAATAAGGTTGATAATTACTTTCAGAAGTATTGTACTTGGCTTTAAATATATTTTTATCTAAATTATGAGCGTCAGACATGCTACTCATACGATTAATATCTTTTCTATCAGGCCAAAGATGTTCTGACCAAATTTGTTTAACTTCTGGCCAACCAATTGGTACTATGCTCATTCGTGTTCCCATCTCCATACTATCATTGGTCTAATTAAATCTTTGCCCAAAGATAATTCTAATGCTATATCAGGTGAGCGTTCTGCTACTTCTTGTTGTATATCTAATTCTTCGGTTGACATTGTCATAATATCAGTGTATCCTACTTCAACACTAGTAGTTTTAAATCCAAACTCTTTACCCCATATATTAATATTTTCTTCTGTCCAATCTATTTCACTATTAGTTGGATGTACATGACATACTACTGTACCATGTTCAGCAAGATAATATCTCATACAATTTCCTATTTCAGTTGCCCAACTAGCACCTCCATAGTTAAAAGGACCAAAGCACAATATCCAATCAGCAGTTCTTTCCTTAAACATTTTTTTAAGGTGTAGTTGATGTATACTCATTTTAAAATCAACGTCGGGTAGTTCTGCTACATCAACTCCTATTACATTAGGACAAACTTTTTTAAACTCATTACTACCACAACCTAAATCTAAAACTAACTGTGGATTAGTTGCTGTTATTTCTTCTGCTAACTTGCGGCCGCTTAATGTTCTATGTAACGCAAGACTACGTTTGCGTACTTCATGTTCCTGTTCGAAACGTTCTTTAAGACGTTTTACTATACCTTTGTTGTTCACCTTTTTATGTATGCTCCTTCTGGACTTTTAACTGCTGATAACAGTTCGTCCCACATCTGTGGCGAAATACGTATATTCTGTTCTTCATTTAATACACTATTCCATTGTGAAATAAAAACTGCATCACTTTCTATTTCAACTTTTAAATCGTCATCGGTTCCTTGATCACATAATACTACAATTTCAAATGTGTCATGTTCAAATTCTACTGTGTACATTAGGGTTTCCTCCACCACCAATTATAACGAGGCCTAACACCATCATGCATGTGCCTGTCATAACGTTCGTCTTTCATTCGCCTATACCATTCATTTTGGCATTTAACAAATGCTTGATCTAATCCTTCTTGATACTCTAATGGATCTAACATATCGCTATTGTCTTGTTCTCTATCTAACCATTTATTAAAATCATCAATAGGTGTAGCATCTGGATTAAAACGCTTTAAGTAATCTTTTAACTGTGGCCAACCTAGTTGTCTAAGATCTGTCCATTCAGTAATAATTGGAGAGCTATGACTACTAGTTTTTTGCCAGTCTGGTACGCTAAGATGCGGGTCACAAAGTTCCCAGCTAAACAGGCTGGTAAAATCATGTACCGCGGTCCTTGTCCATGGATAGTGTATAATGCCCCTTGCATTAAATCCTGTTGCATCGCTGAGGCGACCGGGGCGAGCATGTCCACAAACTAGACCTCCTGGCTTTAACTTAGCAAAACACAAGCCGATAAGTTCTTCTTGTTCTTCTTGTGTGCCAAAGTTAAAAGGTCCTACACAGCGTATTGCATCTACGCTGTTGTCTTTGAATAATCGAAGTGCATCATCACAATCCATTACTAGATCAACTCTATCACCGTACGGCAATAAATCGACTCCGATTAAATTCTGTATGTGTTCTTTAAATAAACTAAAACCACAACCTAAATCCAATACAAGGTCTGGATTCATTGCGTTAATTATTTCGGCGGCTGGAAAGCCACTTCCTGTTTTAGTATGTGAAGTAGTACGTATAATATCACTATGTCCTGTACTAAAATGTTCACGTAACTGTTCTAGTCTACGTTCTCTAGGCCAATTGGCTACTTCTTCTGGATCAAATTTAGGTTTGACCGGTGACATAGTATTCATGTAGTTTTCTGAATCAGTTGTCATATAACCTCTGTGCCATTACTTTTTCCATTTCATAATCTGTGGACATCATTTCTAAATCCATTCCCATATATGCTAATGAACCTAACAAATATATTATAACTAATGTTGCTATTATAATTGCTTGTATTTTTAATATTGTATTCATATCTTTACCTCTGTGCTATCATGTTTAAACTAAGACTACAAACTTTAATCTTAAAGTTACTTTCAGACATTACTTCATAAACTGTAATCTTGGCTCTCTGGCCACTTGTTTTTTCAAATTCTAGTACCATACTGTCTGGTAGTATTACTCCACCTTCTTTAAATGTATTATAAATATCTGATTTTAATTTGTTATGATATTCTTTATCGTGCCAACTACGGGCTAGTGCTATTCCACAGATGTCTGGTAAACGTCGCTTAACTTCTTCTCTTGTTTTAAACTCTGTCTTTTCTGTTACTAATAAGAATGGTGTAACTGGTTGTTTATTTTGTTTAATAGGAACTAATGCTCCTTTTTTAACCGGTACTAGTTGATTCATTTACCTCTCTCATCTTTTACTCCATATCCAGAACCAACGTTGTCTTATAATTTCACTTGGTTCGTCTGGTGTGTCTTTCCTGCGTTTTATTTCTCGTTGTACTGCTTCCCATTGCGAGTACATGTCTCCGTCTTGCACTTCAGTCTCCACTGGAGGTGCTCCGTTTATTGTATGTTCCCATGGTTCTATACTTGCTAACTTTTCTAATTTTTCATCAGTAAGTGTGCCTAAATCTGTTCCGTCTAACACAGGTTCCATATCTGGTTCATAATCACATCTTTCAGCAAACTTATATATACTTTCTTTAAGCCATGGATAACACAATCCTCTATTTTCTCTCCATGGGTCAACTTTTAAATGTGCCCAATTAGCAGGTTTAACTAATCCGACTAGCTTGCCGCCAGGTCTAAGACAACCATGCATGGTACTAAGCATTTCTTCTATTTCATGTGTGTCGCCATGATTAAGTGGTCCTATTGCAAGTAACCAATCCCATTTGTTATCTTCTAAGTACTTAGATATATGGTCCATAATATTCCATTGTAAATCTTTACTGCCCCAATCGCCTGGCTCCATACCTACTAAGTTTTTAATCTTACCTTTGTAAGGATTTGATCCGCATCCTACATCTAATACTAAATCATTTGGACCACGTGCATTAATATAATCTACTAACCATTGTCCACTATATTTGCGTGTATCAAATGTAAACTCTGCTGTCCATGCATCATAACTTTTTCTATAGTTACGAGCTGTATGAGACCATCTTACTTTTTCAGGTAAACGCCACCATTGAGGTAAATCAAAACGAGATGTAATATCTCGCTTATCAATAAATCTATATTTCCCCATTTCGCGAATTGGTGCGTTCGCTTGTAATTCTTTATTTTTCATCATTTAGATTAATAGGTGCATGATTTAAATGCATTTCTCCGCCTTCTGCACACTTTTCATAACACACAGGTGAACACTTTTTCTCGTCTGTCCAACTTTTATCATTAAAGTGATCTGTATATGCATAATGTCTTAATACTGTATCTATACCATGTACTCTTACATCATTCCAATCGCTAGGCAAACTATCTATATACGGATCGCCAGTTTTCTTAAACTCAGCAAAGATATTTTGGTACATACAACAAGGCCACATCTTAAAATTAATGTCAATATCAATTTCTTTGCCTTTCATTGCTTCACATATTACTTTTTTCATTGTAGTTTGCCTATTTGTTGTCCTTCAGCATCTACATCTATACCTAATATGTTTTTTACGTGTTGTTTACCTTCGTTGCTTTTTAAACATTGATAATCTCCTCTGTTAACTTTAATATCTAAGTTAACTTCTAGGTCTCTTGCAATGCGTATAACTTCTTCTAATTCATGCCAGTTATGCTCAAATACTAGAAAGTCCCAATATGTTAGTCTACTATGATTTTCTGCTACTGTCATGAAATTTTCCCAGGCTTTTTTAAAATTAACATCTATTCTATATTTTTCATTTGTTTCTTGTGTTAATCCATCAATGGCAAATACAAAACTTAATTCTCCGTAATCACAATCTTCTACTTTATCGTATATTTCTTCATACCATTTTTTATTACGAAGAGCTCCGTTTGTATTTACTGTAGTTAGCCATGCACGTTCTGCACTTGATAATATAAACTTTTCTATATCAGGGTGCATCATTGGATCACCATGTTCACCACAAAACTGTATTTCTTTTCTACTCCAATCAACTTTGTCCATAACACCATACCAAACTGAATAAGGCATGTGTTGTAATGTTATAAACTCTGCTAGTTCAAGTGTTTCTGCATTAGTTCTAGGACAAGTAGGACATTTACTTTGACAATACGTTGTAATACAAAAATCTACTCGAGTATGATCTCTAAATGATTTCCATTTCCTAGGATTATGTTTAACAAAATTAAAATTAGTTGTTTTTGTAGTACTACGATTACTTAGATCGCCTCGTACATTAATCATGATACTGCGTCTATTAATAGGTTTATTAATAGTATCTACACTATGCCAACTATTCCTTGTTGCTAAAAATGCCCATGCTGTATTTTCTGCATAAGGCACTTGTTCTATTTTATTGTGTTCATCGTCCAATACCCAGGCGCCTGTTGTTTCATCTTCTTCATTACCAAAATATATTTGTAATGTTCCATATCCTGCAGGGCTTTGTGTAGGTTTTAAATCTCTGTGTGCTTTTTGATAAAACCCTTCACTGTCTATATGCATACTTACATCAATAATTGGTGTAATATTTTTTGGCCATGATATTTTATCTGCTAACCAATTTTTATGCTCTGGCATAATCCATAAATCTCTAAAACCATTTAAATTAGGACAAAGATGTGTTTGCCCATATGGATACACATCTTCATTTGCATTTAATAAAGTTTCTTTAGTTGGTTCAAATTCATAAACTAACTGCTTTAATTCTTTATACAAATCATTGGGTAGAAAATTACCTTCCCATATTCTGTATGGAAATGGTTCTTGTTTATATACTTCTTCGCCGAATCCAATGAGCATAATATCTTAATCCTTGGTCATCGTCACGCCAACGATCCTTTTGTACATCGACGCAATCGCAATCGTGTTGCTCTGCAAACGCTTCTAACTTTTCGGGTGACCATTCAAAGAAGTCTATCCATTCAGCATCATCTTTTGTATGTGTTATACCTGGGTTAACCCTCCAAAAAATATGTCCGTCAAGTCGACATAGACTTACTGCTTTTGCTATTTTTTCTTTAATATCTTCTTCGCTACCAAAGTTAATACTACCTAAACATAATACTACATCATAACCATATCTGCCAGTTTTAACATCATATATGTTTTCCATATCCATAATGTCTATCATTTGATCCGCATTACTATTGTATGGATCTATACCCCATAGATTTAGTATCTTTCCTTTAAGTAAGTTGTATCCACAGCCTATATCTAGTACCCGTTCAGGGTTTAATGCATTTACCTTGGCAATTAAATCACTACCACTTGCTGTAAATCTTTTATTATCTGGCTTCCAATTACCTTCATTGCCAAAATACCTTGTTAATACATGTTTGTCTAACATATTAACTAACGGTTCTAGCTCATCTAAATTTGGTTGAGTGCCAAACGTTTCTACACAAAACATTTCTAGTGCGTCACGTATTTTTCTATTCATTATTCCTCCAGTATCAGTTTTACACTTTGTCCAGGGCCTGTTTTACTTGGCAAGCCACCGTATTGTTTTACATAATCTTCAATAACAGCTCTATACCATAGATGACTGTTATGAGGAGCCTGTTTGTTATACTTAGTTAGGTTTGCAGACGTGGCAACAATAGCACCACTAGCCAAAGCTCTAGAGCTTTCACGTTGTAACTGTCGTGTAGATAAATCTTCTACAGTTAATTTATTTGCTCCCCAACTTACATTATTCAGCATTAATTAATTTCTTTACTTCTTTAGCCATTCTATTGTGCCAGTTTTGTCCTGGGTGCTTATTATCTGTTCCTTCAGCGTCATTTGGAATATAATGGTTATCTATTTGTATTAACTTAACTTTATTTACTGCACAAAACGATTCAATTAATAATTTGTTTTTATAATAATTATAATTGTCATATTCATGATTTTGTAACTCAGCTAGGTGCTCGTCTATAGGCTTCAATTCTTTGTTTAAACGTTTAAAGTTATATGGTGCCCCGGAGGGTTTAATCCATTCTCTTCTGTATCCGTATGTCCAACACACAATAACAGTATGTGGTTCATAGTTTCTAATATACTGTATTGCATGTCTAACTATTCTATCGTTACTAGCAGAAGGCATGCCCAAATTGTCTACTTTAAGTATATGTGGGAATGCATGAGTAGTACCTATTCCAAAAACAAAACTATCTCCTACTATACCTATTTCACCTGTAAACTCTGCATCACGCCAGCCTAAATTGTTATAGTTATAAACAGTACCATCTACAGTTTCTGATTGCCCAGCAAGATGAGCATCTCTGCCTATAGGCCATTTATCAAACAATTCCAATTAAAGTAAACCTTTTGTATAAGAATGTTTCTAATTCTCCTGCATAAACATATTCACTGAATTTATATTTCTTTTTAGCTTCTGCTATACTGCTTACACAATTAGTATGTTGATCATTCTTAAAATAATCATTTGTTTGCAAACACACAGGCATGCCTTTTGGCAAATTATAAAACCATTCATCGCTCATATGTTCACAACTTGTATTAATAATAATGTTAGGTCTATATGTAATAGAAGTAGGTTTTAAATTAGGTCTATCAACATCAAACGATACTGTACGATCAGTACTCCATTCTAATGCATTTACATCTGCTGTGGCGGCTTTAAATTTCCAATTTTGTTTATAACAATGTTCAGCATTAAAGTTATCAGCTATTTCCCAACAGTTAGGATCTAGATCTAAACTATAGATTTGTTTAACATTAAAACGTTCAAATAAGAAATACGCAAATGTATTATACCAACCACCGTACATAAGCACATTACCCATATTGCCTTCTTCTACAATATTAGTAAGTTCATCTAACATCCACATTTTACTTTGCATTTGTCCTCTGCTAAAGTGATCATTGATATTAACAACATCACCTCCATAGCGATCGCTCCAGCTATTAATAATTGCAAATAACGGCTCGTCAATACAATATGCAAAATAATTAATTAATTTTTTATGATTAATCCATTTAGTCCAGTCAATGTGTCCATGTAATATAATATTGACAAATTCTTCAGTTAATGTATTAGGACCGCGATTTATTTCATCTAATAGTAATTCTTTTATTTTATAAGGATTGCCATAAAATATTGCATTACGAAAAGTAGTAAACTTATCTAAATGCTTAGAGCCAGTACGTATTAAATATTCATCTAGACCATTAACCCAATGATACTTTTTAGCTATTTCGTCTACTTTGTCTTGTGAATAATAATTGTATTCCATTATACTGCTTCGTCAAATTTCTTTGCTAACCAATCAAAGTCGTTGATCATTTTTAATGCGTCTTTATCACCGCGATATGAATTTCCAAAGTCTGCACCTTGTTGAGCACCTAGTATTGAATACTCTCCGTACTGTCGCTTTTCTCCTCTAGCACACCAAACTTTAAGTCTATATTCATCATCTATATTATCGTTGTTATCTATAATATTACTGCTGAGTTTAACACACTCCCTAAACGCACTTTTCCATGTATTAAAAGGATCTGTATTAAAGGCTGTAACATTACTTATTTGGAACTTTGGTACAAACGGACAGCCAATACTAGTTGTCATATCTACACTCCAGTCAGTAAGTTCTAAGAAGGGTTTCTTAGGAAATAACTTAACTGCTCCATATCCGTATATTAAATCATTTATAGGATTACGTGAACGCCATGTAAACACACACTCAGATTCAGGTACATTAGGATATGCTTCTTTATATTTACTAGGAGTAAACTTAAATTTAAACTCTTCTTCAATCACAGCATCAGCATCAACTACATAAAAATGAGATGTTTTTGCTTTTTGTGCCGCCTGTTTGTGTGCTTGAAATATTCCTTTAACACCATGCACTCGTTGAGCAAGTGGAGCAAAGACTTTCAGCATTTCATAATTCTCATCAGCAAAGTCTTCGTTGTAGCTAATATAAAAGACGTCTAGCATGTGTTTCTCCTATCATAACTAATTATATGCGTAGTTTTAACCAAAGCACAGATCTCAGTGAAAAACGTTCGTATTTGCAACATTTTATAGATTGGTCTGAGACCACACATAATGCTTATTATATACGAGGTTCTATATCTAGTCAAGTATTCTATGATGTATTGTCTAATAATGGTATGCGAGTTCTTAATGATTTTTCTCGTATAATTGATAACTTTTTACGTGTAGATAGATCTAAGAAAGAACTTTTTTGCAAAATTGGACCAATGTATGTTCACGCAGATGGCGATCCAGATCTACTAGCACTATATAAGTTATTTAAGATCTACTGGCTTACTCAAGATATCAACCGTCAAGGTAAAATAACTGCACCTGTACAAATGTTAAGTTTTGGTTACCCGGCCATTAACTGCCATCCAGGTAGTGATAAAAGTTATGCTATTATGTTTTTAGCAGAGCCACTGGACGAGTTGCCTTTTGTGTATATTGACTATGCTCAAGTAAATTATAAATTTTATAAGGATTGGGATTATGAAATATGTGATACTGCTGAAAAGATAGAAGCATGTTTTCCTAACTTTACACACCCATCATTCCATACTGTATACGAATGGATGGAACTATGGCGTAATGACTGTAATCCACACAACATGCCAGTATTTAATGGTATAAGAAAGTATCATAAAAAACTTAATACTTGGGGCGAAAATAGATTTAAAATAGCTGTATGGCATTTAAGTTATTTTGATGCAATACACAGAGAAGGCATGTTGAATGACATTGACATGCTGTGGGATATAAAACTAATAGACGACAATACACTTTTAATAGGAGAGCATCGTCTGACAAAAGAATACGGAATATGGAGACCCGACAATGGAAATTTTAATGCAATCTACAATCCAGTCAGCCCAATCGACAAGTACACACCCTATAGTTCACATTGGTTTTGATTCTCGACACAGAGAAATGTATGATTTGTGTATCAGTAGTATAAGACACTATTGCAAAGATGTAATAACAAAACCAAATTGTATTAATACTATTCCTTATTATGCACGAGAAAAGAAAGATAATGAATCAACTGCTTTTGTTTATTCTAGATTTTTTATTCCATTTGTGAGTTTTTGGCAAGGCTGGGCCATATTCTGTGATGGAGATTTTTTATGGCAAGACAATGTTGCTAGACTTTGGGAACAGCGTGACGACCGTTATGCTGTAATGGTGTGCAAACACGACTATGAAAGCACAATAAAAGAAAAAGCATACGGGCATATACAAGAAAACTTTCCACGCAAGAACTGGAGCAGTCTAATAATGTGGAATTGTGCCCACCCCAGTAATAGAACACTAACACCCGAGTATTGTAATTCAGCTGAGCCTCGAGAACTGCATAGGTTTTTACATCTTAAAGACGAAGAAATAGGATCAATTGATTTACGCTGGAATTGGTTAGTGGATGAATATGAATATCGAGAAGATGCTGGTGCTCTGCATTTCACCAATGGTGGTCCATGGTGCGATATTAAAACCAAACAAGATTTACAATACTATCAAATGAGAGCAATATTAGGTATTGACAAATGGTAAACTTTACTGTAAATAGAGATGACTCAGTTATAGATGATTATTTTGCTAATAGTAGAAATAAAATTTATATAGGTACAGTTACTCTAGCAGAATATAATACGATTGTCAATGGCAGAACTGTAAATCCAGCACAAATACAAAGCGAAAGTATTTCACAATATATGGCATTGCCATGGCAAAAATTAGATAATATACCTGGCTTGTATACAATGCATAAGGCTTGTGTTGTTGGTAGCGATATCTATCGTAACGGAATATTAGCACCACAGCAAATGCATTGGGAAACACAATGGCCGGACCATAAGTTAGTTGCACACCCTGGCAGTGATAGAATGTTATATATTGCACCTTTAATACAACAAGGTCTCATTGAAGATAAAATTTATATGCAAATAGAAGAGCAAAGTTGGATGAAAGATACTTTGCGTGTATTACCTCCTTATAACATAAAAAGAATTGAAAGTAAAGAGGAATTAAAAGAATATTATAAAAACTGGAATGACTCACAGTATTATAATGTACCATGGGATATACCCGAAGAAGAAGCAGGGTTTATGCGTAGGTTTAAAAAGAATATATGCAATTATCTTAAAGACGATTTAATACCACATGGTACTAGACATTTAGAAATAAAAGCATTACAATTTAGAGTAGAATTAGGCGACACATTACAAAGATTTTATAAGTGTGCTGATACTGTTAATTTAGAGTTTGGCCCGTGGAGTCTATCACATCAGGCTCTTGTGTTTGACCCACAAAAGGCCTGGTAATTCTATACTCACCTTCATTACTAAACACAAAATCAACTACATAAGGAACTGGCTGTATAATAAAATCTTCTTCATTATCATACCCAGCATCACTTAATGCTTGTTCAATTTGATCTCTTACAAATATAAAATCATGTGGGCGTTTAACAGTTTTATCTGCTTCTTGTACCCATACAACTACTTGTTTAGATCTTTTAATAACACTTTCAAATTCTTTTGTGTGATCTTCTGTCCATGGTTGAAATGCTCCTAGCATTGCACACGTAGGACGTTTCCAGTCAAATTGTGACATAGTTTCTCCTTAATCGTATATAAATGGATCTTCGTTAGCTATCTTTTCCATTAGCTCACGCCTACGCCTATTCTTACGTATACGTGGACCTATAATAGGCAAATACTCTAATAATAATTTTATCTTGGCAAGCAAATGTCAACTCCATATTCTGCACTCCAGTTATTTGCACCCATTCTGCAATTTACTAAAGGCTTTCCTTTAATGTTAAGACTAGTATTTAACAACATAGGACAACCAGTTTCTGCATACCAACGTTCTAATAGAGTTCTAACAGGGCCCATTTCCTTGCCTACAGTTTGTACTCTAGAAGTATTATCATAATGTACTATAGCAGGAAACTCTTTAGGCTTTTTACATTTAGCTACAAATTGCATATATGGTGATGATTTAACTGGCATATCAAAATACTTATATGCATGTTCTTCCAGTATCATTGGAGCAAATGGTCTAAATGCTTCACGCTGTTTAATTCGATTAACTCTATCTTTTACATCGGCGCCCCGGGGATCGGCCAAGATACTTCTATGTCCTAATGCTCGTGGTCCAAACTCGGCTCGGCCCGAAGCAACCGCTGTAATTTTGTGTTCATGCAAATCTTCCAGTATTTCTTCTATAGGATATTCACCAGGTATATCCGCTCCTAGAAATGCATGAGTAAACTCTAATCTTTGTTTTTTGTGTGCAAGTACACAACCAATGGCCGAACCAGCATCACCTGGGTTGGGCATTATCCATATATCGTCATAATAATTGGCCGCTAAACTATTTGCTACACAATTTAATACACAGCCACCCATTAATACAAGGTTGCGTGAAGGATAATGAGTACGAGCGTATTCCAGTATGCCTGTAAATATTTCTTCATATATGCGTTGTGTAGCTGAGGCTATGTCGGCATAGTCTTGTGGTGTGTTTAATCCAGGTAACCAATCTAAACAACCTCGATGACAGTTGCGTCGAAACTTCACACGAGGATCTTTTGTTGTTGGCATTTTAGCAATAAAATCTTTTTTAATTTTATTATATAATCTATCTGGATCGCCTATTGCGGCCATGCCCATTAGTATGTATTCATGTTCCTGTGGTTTTAATCCTATACGCTGTGTCATAGCAGAATACCATATTCCAACGCTGTGTGGATATCTCTGAGAGAAACGTTTATGTAATTGATTGTCTATGCCTTCCCATATTGTAAGTGTTTCCCATTCACCTATAGAGTCTAACACAACAATAGTAGCATGATCGTATGTTGATGTATAATAGCCTCCGGCGGCATGTGCAAGATGATGTCTTGTAGGTACAGAACGTGGTAATTCACCTTTGCCAATACCTGTTTTTATCATTACATCATATACCATAGTTAGGAAATGATCTGGTGAAGGTTTTTTAATTAATTTATATTGTCCAGCATATAATTGTCTTGTTTTCTTTAGCCATGGAGTTTCATAAAAGAAAATTTCTCCCGGTATACCATACTGAAGTGCTTCATGCATCAGTCCTGCATGAATAAAACGATCATTTTTTACTTGTGAAAAACGTTCAGCATGTGAGGCAAACTCAAGACGATCATTAACAAATACAGCTAAACTGGCATCATGTGATAATCCAGTCCAACCCCAAACTGTGTCGTATCTACTCGTCATCTACAGTTTCAACGTGTATGCCACGCACCCAATGATACCATTCTTGGTGTTTGCGTTTTGCTTCAACATGCGTTAAATCTTGTGCCCATTCTTGTACATCTTCTTTACTACGCCATGTACTAACAGTAATTTCAACATCATCTATTTCTTCTGATTCAATTGAAACAAAGCCTGGCATTGATTCTGCCATTTTGCGTAGTCTTGTGCTTCTATTTTTATAGTCTGCATTTAAATTTTTTATCTTTGCGATAAAGAATACTTTTATCATATATACCTTTTAATATATTACTAGTTGAATAAGTGCTATAGTGTTCATTACTGTGAACCACGCACATAGCACAATAGCAAAGAATGCTTTGCGTATTACAGTACTAATTATACCAAGTATTGAACCTGCTAGATATAATGGAATGAATATTTCCGTTGCAGGATCAAGAATAGTAAATGAGAGTATTGCCGATGCTGTTAACAGCAACACAGTTTCCACCATTTCACAATAAAATGCTGTAGGAGATAATCTGTGTGATTCTTTAATAAAGTCTTTTATACGACCTAGTCTGTTTGTTCTATATATTCTTTTCATTATCTTCCTTTTGTTGAAAGATTCTTGTTATGTTTGGGACTATCATAATTACAAAGTCTTTAAACTGTGTATAACCTTTTACTTTTAATGCATCTTCTATATACTTTCCTACTTCATGCGGATGTAAAGAATTATTATCATCTATTGGCATATGACGTATTGCTATGCATACTTGATCTACTTCTGTTTCTAATATACGCTCAAATAACTTAGTATGTTCATCAGTCCATGGCTGAAATATACCTATCATTTGAGCTGTAGGTTCTATACCGTCAAACCCTTCTGGGTGTTTACTTGGTGGGGGTGGCGGCGGCATATTTTGTTCATGTACATTCATTTTCTAATATGTCCCATTAGTTTATCTAGTCTAGCATAATTCATCTCATTTGTCAATGGTATATCATCTTCAAAATCTTCTTTATTAACATTATGAAAACGACTAAGTCCTTTAACAATGTCAGGCTTTACTGCTAACATTAATAATGCACTACGAGGTTTTGTAGTATTATTTGGCATTGTGCTGTGTAACGAACGAGGATGATATATTAATAAACTACCAGCTGGTGCCACAAAGTTATAGCCATTATTTACTAATTCATCATTTAATTCACTACTGCCCATTTTGTCAAGTGGATAACTGTTCACATGTGAACCTGGCAATATTGCTGTACCACCATTAGCAATAGTAAAATTATCTACAGCAATTAAACATTGTACAGCAAGTAGTTCTGTCATATAATGCCATGGCCTAAACGCATATGGATAATCTATGTGTGCATGAATATATTGACTACCTGGATTAGTTACGTGAAAGTCTATAGCAAACCATTTATAGTTTTCTAACATTATATCACTTATAACAGGATGTAATTTTTCTTGTATCCAAACAGTTTCTTCCTTACATTGATGACTCCAATAATGTATATAATTTTCTCTAGTAGAGTCTGCTTCTTTTTGCCACCCTAACTCTTTATGTTGGCCTTTTTCTGGTCCTACATTATCATTTAATGTTTGTAATTTAAATACCTCGTCATCATTAAAAAACTTTGGTATAATAGTATAACCTTCTTCTCTTATAATATCTTTATAAGACATTGAACATCTCCATTAAATGTATATTTAATATTTATTGCTGATTATTTGCCCACTCTAGCATTTTAGCTATTCCGTCACTGAATGATGTTTTAGGAACCCAACCCAATAAATCTTTTGCTCTACTAAAATCTCCAGTATAACCATGGACATCTCCTGGTGTAGGGTTGCTATACTTTACTGGTACATCACCAATTAATGAACAAACTTCTTTTACTGTAGTTTTTATACCTGTTGAAATATTAAACACAAAGTAACCCGATGCTAGATAATCGGAAGCAAGTTTAAATGCTGTTACAGCATCATCAATATAAACAAAGTCTCTGTATCTATCGCTAGAACCTTTTACAATAATTTCACCATTATTAATTGCTTGTGCTATAAAAATACTTACCATGCCTTGTCTTAGGTTATTTAAATTTTGTCCGGGGCCGTATATATTAAATAACCTAAGAGATCGTGTTTTTAATCCATATTGCTCAGCGTATATACGTAGATAGTTTTCACTGGCAACTTTACCTACACCATAAAACGATTCAGGTCTACATAAATCATGCTCATTCTGCAAATGCGTTTTTCCATTTTTGCCATACACTGATACTGTCGATGCATATACAAAAACACAATCTGGTGATTTAAGTGCTAGTTGTAATAAATTTAATGTACTAGCAGTATTACTATTAAGATCTTGTAACGGATTATCGTAACTAGGCTCACCACCACTTTGTCCAGCAATATGATATATTGTTTTAAAGTTACCATGCTTTTCTAGTTTACTTACAAGTTGTGTATCAGCTAAATCAAAGTTTTCAAATATGACATCGTTTGGTACATTAGATAAATCACTTGTTGATAAATCATCTACACCGACTATAGTTTCACCTGCTTCTATTAATGACTCGGCAACTTTTGCTCCAATAAATCCTGCAACACCTGTAACTAATATCATGATAACACCCAATCTAGTCCATGCTTTTTATAAACATATTCAGCAAACTCAAAATCTATTGGCCAGTCTACATCCAATGATTGGATACTATCTAATTCTATAAACTTTGGATTAGCTGAAATGACATTTCCTGTTTTAAACATTTCTTGCTTGTTACTAATAGTGATAGCAAAATTTAATGATACAATGTCTGGCAGATTTTGACTCTTAGGAGTTTTATTAAAATCATAATTTATAGGAGAACCATCTTGCCATAAAAACTTTTTTTGTGCTGATACTGATATAGCACTATTATACTGATCTATAGACGCTAGATAATCTGTTAATGCTTGTTCATGTGTTGTAACTGTTACCATTGGATTTGTGCATTGACACATCATTAGTATATCAGTATCAGTTACTTCTGCTAAATTAGTCCAATGTTCACGATTATTTGCAAGAGATGAAGCAAAATAATCATCACGTCTATGTATTTCTACTCCATGATTTTTTGCAATATCTATGCAAATATCACAGTCTGTGTTAACAATAAGATTATCTAAACCCTTTACTTGTTTCATAACTTCTAATTTTAAATCTAAAAGTGTTGTGTCTGCAAAAGGTTTTGTATTTTTAGATATAACTCGTTCGGAACCTTTACGGACCGGTATAACAGCTACTACTTTCATAAATGTTACTTTCTATATTGATATAAATTACCTAGGAAAACCAATTTGTGGTTTAAAATATCATCAGCTAAATGCTCTAGGAAATCATGATGATTTGGATGTGTTTCTTTCCAAACTGCTTTAGAATTGTATTTATCGGGGCTCCAAGTCTTCCAATCAATTATTTTTGAAAAATGTATACTATGTGCATTATCAAAGTTATCTAATATTAATTTAACAAAATCTTTCATTTCATGATAGTTGTCATATTGTACTACAAAGTCAAAGTGTAAATTAAAATTTTCAAATTCTTTTGATCTTTCATTTAAAAACCTACAGTTCTTTAATAATATATCCCAATTACCACCAATTCGAGTTTTTGTTTCGTACGTATGTTTTGTTCCTGCATCAAAACTTATTCTACAGTTTTGCAAATTGTTATGTATTTTATATATCTTATGCCAATTTTTAGGAGTAAAGATCACTGCATTTGTGTTTAAGTTAACTTTTAAATTTGGAAATTTTCTGCCATCAATTGACTGTAACATTTCTCTATAAATGATACTACCAAAAGGATCGCCACTTCCGGTAACATTTATTTCAAAGTATCTGTCTGTAGGAGTCTTAAAGAAAATTTCTTGTACATTGTCATTAATTCTCTTGCGTGAATTATATTGGGGTGTGCCTTTTTTCCACATTTTCTTATAAAGTCTACAGCTAGGGCATTGCAAATTACAGCTTTCATCTTCACTGAAATTAATTATAGTTGGAAGAGTCTCAACATGTGTTTGTTGTTTTTTAACAGGACTATTAGCAACCGCTTCACTTAAATCTGGTAACTGGTTTTGCACAATTTGAGGACACACTTCATGTTGACAATAGTTCCAATTTCCAGTAAACACTTGATTTCTTAGTTCCTTTGCTGTATCACCATTCCATATTTCATCAAAACTCTGGGTTAATATATTTCCTATTTTGTTAGGTAACCATGCAGGACAACAAAGCCAACAGTCGCCATTCCAACTAACTTCAAAAAAGGTAAAAAGTTTAGGGCAATATCTGTTTTTTAAATTATTGGATAAATCCATTGAGCTACCTTTTTAATATCATCCTATTCTCTCCTTCAGTAAAATTACTAATTACTGTATATCCCATCAGCTGAGTATCTATTTCTTTGTTTTTAGCAACACAAACATTAGGCCCCCATTGTTCAACTCCTTGCTGTTCACAAGTAGTAATAAATCTAGGATCAATTGGAGTTTGTACAGGAGTACTTGATAACTCTACTGCATTAATAACGTTATTATAATTGCTTATCTCAGGATTTGTTACATTGCCACTTATACAAAATTTTTCATATTGAGGTCTGCCAATATCATTGAAAGGTATTGTAACTGCATCTTTAATGAAACTGGTATCACTTGGTGTGATATTATAACTTTTAATTGCTTCGTCAGATCTATTAAACATAACTCTGGACATTGAGAAAAATTTGTATTGAAATTCAATGTGATGCACCCATGAATTAATGTCATTATAATGTTTAGATTGCTCTGCGAGTTTTTGATTATGAGCATTCCATATTTCTGCTACCTGTGCATCATACAAAGGCAAGTGCTTTTCATTTGCTTCTTTTGATATCATAGCCCATTGTTCGTGTGTTCGTTGTAAAAAATTACTATCGTATAAGTTAGATAATTCATAATGCCATTTGTCAGGCAACCCCATACTTACTGCTATTTCATTAACAGCATTTAAAATTGTATCTAACTTGTCTATTAGTGTTAGTCTTTCACTGTGCAGTTGTTTTACTCTATTATAATCAAAATTTAAATCTAATTCATTACTTTCATTGAATACCCAATTACACCAAGCGTCTACAAAATTTGTATTGTACAATTCTAATTCTAATGAATGATCATTGAATATAAGTTGCATTTTTATTCCTTTACCTGAGATACAAATATATTAAACGGGGTAGTTGTTGTAAAATAACAATCTATGCCAAAAAATACTTTATACTCTTGATTCCAATATATATTGTAGTTTTTTTCTTTTAATGCTTCTGCTAACCAATTACTATAAAATTTAGCTCTATCTGGATTTTTACATAGCATACTTTCTTTTTCTCCAAACCAAACAGGATATCCTAAGTTATTTCTAATTAGTTCAAACAACAAATATATTCTTTCTATTCCACAGTTCATTCTAGTATCGTCGATTATAATCATAGCATCATCATCTAAGTTATGTTTAATTAAATGTTCTATTTCTTGGTATGTTGCTGAAACATCGATTCGCATGAAAGAAATATTATTGTTATAACAATTATTAAACTCTCTGTCAGAGATTAATTGTGTTACGCTATGATCGTATATATTTTCAAGAATAGCATGTGGAATCATGTCCTTAACAGCTTCTCTTAATTCCTCCTTGGTAGTTGGCCAATCACCTTGATAATTGTCTTCCATCCACATAAAATTTTCTACCAATGTCCAACCTACATCAAGCGGAGGATTACCGGATTCTTCACTGAGTTTATGTATAATTTTTGTCCAGCCGCCACCGCCTGAACCCAGTTCTAGTATTCGTCTCCGTGTAGGTTTACTACACGTTCTTTGTGTTATGTCTCGAATTATCATACTTTGAACAAGCATGTCATTCATTAATGCCATTACTTTACATTCATCTATTAGTTGTGTCATACGTATAATTTATCTGTTGCACTTTTATTTCTTATACACATTCTAGTGCAACACATTAATCTTCCTTCTTTGTGTGTTTTGTTCCATGTGTTTTCTATCTTAGATAGAAAGTTAGTATCTAATATTTGCCTAAGTGAATAATTTTTAGCATTAGTTTTATCTAACTCTATATTCTCTTTAAGCCATTTATGGTATTGCATAGTGTCACTTGCAAGTGTAACATTTTGACTGCCTATTCCTAAAAAACAGCAAGGGTGTACATTTCCATTACTGTCAATATATATTTCTTTAGAATTTTTAGTCATGCATGATATTTCAGTACCATCTAGTTTTTCGTAATCTTTAAGTTCAGCATTAAGCACATAATTAAAATTATTATCACGTTGACTCCAAGCTACTTCATAAGCATCCAATGGTAAACTATTATTAGCCGAATAATCATATCGCTCTGTATCTTCTGTTTGAAAGTTTTTATTTCTAAATTCTTCGTTATCTGGAGGCTGTATAAAATACTCTACGTTTCCTATATTATCTAACACCCTCATTGAATTATAGCTATTAGCAACGTTTTCAAATCCAAATGCACGTTTAGCTTTAAAATCTATAAACCCTAATTCAATTGACATCTGTCTAGCATCATTGATTTGGTGTTGATTGTGTTTAAAAATAAGAAATTCCCATATTGCATGACCTCCAACTTTTATATACGCAATAATATTTTCTCTTAGTTTCTGCCAGTTAACATTTCTTCTATATATGTGATTTGTATCTTCTAGACCGTCTATACTAAAAACAACCAATAACTTAGGATTAGATTTTGCTAAAGCACTCCACCACTCCGGACTTCGTACACCACCATTGGTATGAACATGTACATGTAGTCTTGTATTTTCCTTCCACAAGTATTCTAATATTTTTGGCAAATCTTTACAGTAAATAGGATCACCATAATTTCCACACATTAAAATTGTTTTAAGTTGTTGACAAACTTCACTGGTGAATATTTTTATAAAATCTTCAAAGGATAAAGTTCGTGTTGTTAACCATGGTATAGTATATCCTCCGTCGACATTTCTTGGACATGCAGGGCAGGCCGCATTACAAGCAGAGCTTAACTCAATATGAATTCTTTCTAATTCATGAAATCTGATCATTGGTTACTAACTTATTATCTTCCAAGTTGCATGGAAATTTCATTGACGTCAATGGATAAATTGTAAAATAATCTACATTTCTTCTTTTACTCATTTTGTCCCAGAAACCATAAAACTCTCTTCCTGGTTTCTTAGTTCCTGAACGTTGATACATATTATCTAGATGATCCATAACATTTCTAACTTTATGTTCGTTTCTATCTGTTATGTCTTTGATAAGTGTATTGTATGTGTTTTTAATTTTATCTATATCTATTAACTCGCGAGGACAATACGCTAAGTCAGTGAATCCTTCTTGTACATTGTTTAAAGTAAAATCCCAAGTCTTATTATAGTTTTCAACCCCTAGGACCCAAAAAATCCAATTAATGAACTCATGAAAGTTAGGAAAACTAAAAATACTTAAAGTAGCTGTTACATATATCTTATCTGGTGCATTTTTAATAGCTTTAAGATTATTTTCAAATTTATTAAAATCTAAATGATATCTTACTTGTTCTGCACGTATATTAATATCTTCTATACTGACACTTATGTTCCATTCAAAAATGTCCTTAGTTTCTTCTAAAGTTTCTAATAACTTTTTTAAACTTGCAGGTTTACAATTTAAATTTGTTGTAATCATTAGTATAGGTTTTTGTTTAAAGTGCTTACAGTTATTACTTAGATATGAAATAATTTCATATGTATCAACAATTAACAACGGTTCTCCGCCTAGTATATTAAAAACAATTTTTTCAGTACTGTCTAACTTTAACAAATAAAGAGATAAGTTCTCTAGTATTTTTTCCTTCCATTCCGGGTCAATGAAATTTCTAGCAGATTTAATTTGACCTAATTCTTTAGCCCATGTTGTGCTACTCCATGGCCCGCAGTAGACACATGCTAAATCACAACTATTTCCAATATCTAAATCAATGTATGCAGTTCTAGAAGTTTTTTTAAGAGTTGCAAGATCATTGGTTTTCTGATATTCATCTAGATCTTCGTCTTCCCATATGTTCCAAACTTTTTTAATATTATTAGGAGCAGTAGATATACACCATTGACAATCAGGAGGTAACATGTTATGATCAATGCTGATCTTTCTATTTCTTACATTACGTTCATGAAAATCAAATACATCTGCCTTTAATTTATCAATCTCAATCAATGATATTGGTTGATGCACCTGTTTACAACAATGTTGGAAAGTTTTCTTTTGAAAATTTATATTCAAATCTGTCCACATTTTACTGCATATATTATATTGAGGCTCTACCATGATGCGTCCCTGCCTAAAAATTCTTTAAGCGAAGCCATTGGAATTAACTTAGTAAAATCAACTCCTCTAAATTTGTCACGTGCATTAGTTTTCTTCACAAATACTTTTTTCCAGTTACTACTAACTTCTCTATCTAATTGTTGTTCAAAAAATGCAGTATCAATATTTTTATCTAGTGTAGTAAAATCTGATCGCCATCCTTCTTTAATATTTTTCCGTATTGCTTTTTTAACATCATCAGGTAATACTCCTGCACACAGTTCATCTTCATTTACCATATTAAACCATACTTCAACATTGTTTTTTGTATAAAAATCCATGGCCTCAATGACATTATGTATACTGTATGCACTTACTGTATATGCAACTCCCATCCATGAAATACTATTATCAACTTGAAACTTTTTAGCTTTAAGAACATTGTTTTTATATGTTTCCCATTTTCCTGGAAATCTATTGTATTCAAACGAATTTTCAATTCCATCACCACTATATAATATAGAAACATCTCTAAATTTAGAAAAGTATTCAGTGAAGTATGCATCATCATGTATGCTACCATTGGTAGCATAATTCAATGATACCCATTTACATCTATCTGAATCTATTAGATGTTTAAGAAATTCCCATTGCTTTTTTATAAGCCATGGCTCACCGCCAAAAAAATCAAAATGTTGTGTTGCTTGTGTTTTTGCTTCTAGCTCACTCCATACTTCATCTTTTTTATACCAATGATATAGATCTTGTGTTTTATTCCAGTCGATGTTCAGCTCTGGCAGAATTTGTTTATTTTCAGAAGCTAATAAACTACTAGCACCAGTATTACAAATTACACATTTTTGATTACACAAGTTACTTAATTTTAAATCAACAGAAATCAAGTCTACAGCTTCTACTGATTTTGTAATATAATCTTTATAATACTTGTTTTTTCGTTGACGCAGACTAGCAACATTTAGACTTTCTTCTTCATAACATTTAATACAGCCCCATGGCTCTTGTCCATTTATAAGTTTCTCTTTAAGTTCAATCATTGATTTACTGTTAGCATATTCTTCTATTGTGTTATTATTAATATTAAAAGTTTTGCCCTGTTCATCTCTGATTTGATCTTTATAAACACAACACGGTCTCAAATTTCCATTGTTATTAACTTCAAGTCCTATCCATGGCATTACACAATATTTCTTCACTTAACTTCTCCCCAGCCTTTAGGAAGTTCAGCTAATTCAGAATCTTGGAGATTTTGTTGTCTTTTATAAAAATGCATTTTGAGCATAGCGTCCAGATGAGGCATTGATTTCTTCCAATTTAATCCTGCTGTATCATCATATAATTCAAGTTTATGATGCAAACGAGCCATATGTTTATCAACCTCTTCAGGAGTTGCATGTTCTATTTGTAATCTTTTTATTATTTCATTTATTCTTAGTGCATGTTTATTTGCAACGCCTATAGTATTGTATATCCAATCGCGATGCTCTTCGTATATTTTTATTAACTTATCCTTATACCAAGTTGGCATGAAATATATATTCATCTCATCGGGTGCCATAATATAGTTAATTGCGTGGTGTCCATTGGTCCACCCATTTTCAATTTGAAATCTATCAAATTCAGGATATGTTTCAATATTGAACACTCCTATTGTAGGTGAAGCGGTAATACTAACATGTGGACATTCCTCTTTGACACGCTGAAAGTTATTTTTAAAATCTTTCCAATTCATATTTGTTCTAATATATTCGACGGTATCTCCCATACCGTCTATACTGGCACCTATATGAACATTTGGAAATCGTTTCCACACATCTAGTAAACTTCTTTTCTTATACTTTAAAGTAGTTAGATTGGTATTATATTTTATACTACAATTAGTATTTCCTACCTCAATTAATTTATCCAACATTTTTAAATGTTCAGGATATAAAAATGGCTCACCGCCAGCAAAGTATATTTCTGTTACATGAGGAAGATATTCCTCTATCTTATCATAACAATCAGTATGAATAAATTTTTGAAGGCCTCGATGTGGATTTATTTTCTTTTCTTCGTCATACCATGTACTACTCAATCCATGTCCGCACATTCTACATCTAAGATTACAAATATTTCCAAACCTAATGTCTAGATAACGTATCTTTATATCATGTATTGTTCCGTCTGGTTGTGTTCCCATAACGTAATCTGCCATGTCATGATATTCATGGCTTCTTCTAAAGAAGTATTCATTGAACCAACCTCGCATCGAATATTGTTCGGCTTCTTTCCCACTGGGAGGAGCATGAACTTCTCTATCGTAACATCTGATACAACCTTTAATTTTTTCTCCTGCCATCATTTGAAGTCTAAGTTTTTTAAATTGGTCACTGTTTAAAGCTTCATTTATATTTTTAACATCACGCATATTTCCATATCGATATGGGTTTTCTTTAAATATGCCATAATCCCACATACAACAAGGCATAATATAACCTTGTGGTAAACTATGAATATGTAACCATGGAGCCGCACAGAAACTTTTATTCTTTTTCATACGATTAAATCGTTCTACATTTGTCTCTGGTAAAGTCTCTTCTGTTTTTTTATCAAGTCCTTTAGGAACTTTATGCAATACAGTCATTTATTATTCCAATCTCGAGCCTGTTTTACCCATCTAGATAATATAGAAACTTGTTGACTCAAATCAATCCCCCAATCAATATTTTTAAATTCAGGCTGATTAGTTGGGACATGTATATTATCTATATTTAATTGAAGTAATTCAATGATCCAAAATACTGTTTGATAGTAGTTTGAAATATAACCTTGCTTACTGAAACTAATACTAGGGTCCGGGCCAGCCATTGGAATACCTTCATAATTCCAGTCCTTGGCAAGTTTTGTTTTTTCCATTATCTGTTTAAATGTTTTTACATTTCTAAGCTCTTCAGAAAACATTATTTCATCAAATTTGATACCAAATTTATTTCCTAGGATAAAATCTGCGTATGTTTCAAACAGATAATAAAATTGATCTATTACATGTTCTTTAGTAACTGTGACAGGATCTGTTGATTCGTACCATCGACGACGTTTTAAACCATCATTAGGATCATCTACACTTTGTTCTTCACTATTAAGTAAACATAAACTTAGAACTGTATCTATAAAATCTCTTTTAAAAAGTAAAATATGATAACAATCCTTACTTGCTTCTTTAAGATTATCTAGTAAACCATTATTATAAAGATAGTTATAGCTATCTAACTTTATACTAGTAAGATAACCATCATAGTTCTTCATATCTTCTAGAAATTGTAAACAGCCTTCCTTGTTCCACGATCCGTAAATTTTATTAGCATCATCACCACGTGTTACACCAAATTTGGTTATAATCTCAAATGAACCATATTTTTCATTTAAGCCGTTCCACCAGCCCGGCCAGAGAACATTTAAATGATGTCCTGTTACTTGACAAAAAAATAAAGAATCACTTAAAGTAGGAGATACTAGTAGTATTTTACGCCGGTCCATTGACTAAACCTTGCTTAATGGCATCTTCTATTACGCCATCATATATATCTTTACCCCAATCAACTGCATTTGCTTCAATAGGTTCAGATATATCGCGGTGATTAATATTTCCTGCTAAAGATGTATACCATTCAATAAGATCAGGCCAGTCACCAAATGCTCTTGCAAATACTTTGTTTCTTCTTACGTCATATTGACTATAAAAATTAAAGAAGTCATTTTGTCTACAAGATAAGTCGCTTAGTTCTTTTACACTATGTCCTTCGTCAACATTTTTTATGTAGCTGATTGTTCTGTCCATTCCATCAACTTCATGTCTATTCAAATGTTGTTTATTTTTATCTAGCCATTTTTGATAATATTCAGACCTCTCATCTCTAATATGTTTAGGTAATGTTGTAATACTTTGAAAACTAGGAAATCGTAATATATTATAACTCAAATATATATTCTTACCTGTTTTACTTTTTAATTCAAATATAGCTTCATGAAATTTATCCAAACTTCCTAAACATAATGCATTTAGTGTTAGCATAACATGATAACCTGCATTAGATTCAGTTAACAATGTTTCAGAATTTTCAAACCAATCTTTCCATATTAAACCATCACGTATATATTCTGACTGTGGTCCAAAACTTTCGTTACTAGAATATATGTCTAACTTTCTAATAAATTTACTACTATTAATAAGTTTTTTTAACCTGTCTTTTTTAATTCCTAGATTTGTATTTACTGCTAAATTTACCTTACACCCTGGATTCTTTTCAAACCAATTAACTAGTTTCCAAAAATCTTTACTAACAGTTGCTTCTCCTCCAGTAACACGAAGTTCATTCAATGAATACTGTAAGTCACTTTCCCACCATTTCCAAAATGCTTCAATATATGGATTACCTTCATTTTTTAAACCATACGGCTGAGCCCAATTACCTTCAGTTGCAAATGCACCCCAACCGTCACTAAGCAAATCTTTGTACGGTCCGTTCTTTTTAACATCATGTGCCCATGTAGTACTAAACCCAGCATTGCAATAACTACATGCAAAATTACAGTTGGCATCAAATGCAATTTCTAAATTAATAGGATTAAAACTCTTCCTCCAATTGGAGTCAAATGCTTCTTGTAGCTTTTCATCATCATATATGTTACTTTTATAAACTCTATCACTTATTAAGTCTTGCTCTAAATTTTCAATCTTCCAACAGTATTCGCATTCTTTACATTGAACACCTTCTTGCATTTCTTTTCTTACAAGTTTTTTATAAGTTGTATTGTGTAACGCACTAGGATCTTTTTTAACTTCTTCAGGATCAATTTTATGAGGAGGTGGGTGATGACAACTAGTAGTTGCACCATGTCCTAACCAGATTGTAGCATTATACCATTTTGCTCCACAAAAAGTTTTGCTTTTTGTATCTAGTATATTCTTTTTATAATCATGAGGATCAGACATTGTTAAACGTTTCTCTTGCTTCTTTACAAGTATTATAAAAATTTTTCATCTCTGGATAAACTTCTAAAAAGTTTGTTCCTCTACGATTATCCATTTCATTGATATAATCATAAAATTTTGCTCGTCCTTCTCTAATATCATCATGACCTTCGCGTTCAGGTTTTTTCTTTTGATTATAATAAGCACGGTGCATAACAACACGTTTTAATTTTTCAACTTCGGCATTTAAAAATCCAATTTCTGTACTCCATACACTAGATGGATTATTATCAGCCATAAATTTCATTGCTGGTAACAAATGCTTGGTAAACAATTCTTCTGTGCAAAAGTGTACGTCCATCCATTCTGGCCATCTCAAATATGGAATATCTATACTAACTGTAATTGTATGTGAATGATTGCGTTTTCTATGAGCAAGAATTTCATCCATTGTTCCAGTACTATTTTCATATCCAGTTTTTTGCATAATAACAGTTTCACTGGTATCATTTACAGTATATTTTCTTTTGAGATCTAATATCCATTCTAATAATGGTTTAAAACTAGTAATACTTAATACGTTAAATGCTGACATCACTGATATTCTAATATTATCCATTTGAGCAATTTGCTCAGCACGAGATTTTAATAAATTAAAATTTAGTCCTGTTCTTGCATACTCTGCACGTTCTCCCCAACCTTCAATACTAGTATAAACAGTAATTTTTTTAACAACTTCTTTATCTCTCATTTCAGTTAACAGTTTAATAAATTCATCCCATAATTTATCTGGGACACTAAGATTACTATTAACTGAAAATTCCATTTCGGTATTTGGATTTTCAATTAGATATTTCATAGTTCTAAAAGTTTCTTTACTCATTAAAGGTTCACCACCTGTAATACGATAGTGTCTTAAATGAGGAAGAGCTTTTGGAAACCATTTCCAAAACGCATCAATGTATGGATTAAACTCTCGATTTTTAAATGTTAGATTTTGAAGATCGTGTTGTGCATGTAATACTTCTTGTTTTGCAGTATTAGTTGCTAAGTGAATAGGACCATATTGTTTTAACTCTTCTACCCATTTACTACTAAATTCAGGACCACAATATGTACATTTCATGTTACAAACATTACTAAAACTTACTTCTAAATAACTTGGGTAAATGTCTTCACTGCCATTTAACTGAATTATTTCATCATAATAATCACTGGCCCAATTTTCTAAACTTTTAAAAAATCTATCACTTTTTTGCCCTTCAGCTTCTACTCTCCAGCAATAGTCACATTCACTTGGCTTTTCATTATTAAGCATTTGCTTTCTTGCTTTTTTAAGATGCAATGTATTAAATAGTGCCGCTGGATTTTTATCAATTTCTTCTCGAGGAATTTTATGTGGTGACGGGTGATGGCATGAATGGGTCATACCTGTGCCTAAATGTAATGTTACTTGTTTGAACTTAGCTAAACACATACCACAGCCACCAGACTGTTCTAATAAAGATTTTATCTGATTAGCATTATGATCGTTCCATTCAAGCACACCATTTGAAAAACGGTGCCAATTCATATCGTTAAAATTCATACAAGTATTTACTCTAGTCCTCTATGGTGTATTCGACTTGATCTTCGCGGACCAATGGTTCAAGTCTAGTTGGATTTGTGTATACTGCTTTAAAAAACTTACTACCATCCGGATCTAGGTCGGCAATAGGTAAGTTAAGATGTTTTTTAATATCTACACCATAGTTAGCAGTTGAAGCTCTAAGTTTTTCTAAACTCCAACGCATACCAGTATTAGCACATATTTCACCATTGTCATCTGCAAACTGTGGGAACACATCTTCTTTAAAAAATTCAGTTAACCATGTAAAATCTCTAACGAGTCTCCAGTCCCAATCTTTACGTGCTATGTTTGTCATGTAACATCCTTGCCTAGCACCATACATTGCCCATAAACCATTTACACTATCTTCACCTACACTCATCCATGTGAATAAACGAGTTAGGTTTTTATAATGTACGTGTTGTTTTAATACTTCTGGATTAACAACATCACCACCGTCCAAAGTCATTTTAACGCCCTCTCGAAATCCTGCACGCCATGCTTGTAGTGGTGATCCGTTATTCATAACATCACAATAAACGTTATTCATTTGTACATAACCAATGTTCCAACAAAAGTCAACTTGAGCTTTAGCATCTTCTTCAGGTGCGGCCTCGTGTGTACGCATTTGTTCAACAACATGCTTAGGCCAAAGTTTAATGCCACCATTACCATACACTAATCCGTTTACTGCATTTTTGCCTGCCCAACTAATAACATCACTTTTTCCTAACTTACGTAAGTCGACTTCCATATTAAAAAATTCTGGTCTTACTTTATTATCTGCATCAACTGTAATAAATCTGTCAGATTCACACATTGCCGCGGCCGCTTTATGAGCGGCATCACTGCCCCATACTCCGTGACTACGCATTGCCCACGGACATATTTCTAATAAGTGTGCATAGTTACTATCGGCGTTAGGTTCATCATAACTTATAAAAACTATATCAAATTCATTTATACTTGCCATACTCATACGGTTGTTCCTATTTTTAGTTTATGTTTGTGTAATACTCGAAACTTTTCTGGAATAGAATATTTAAATCCCATATCTATGCCTGCGATAATATCATTCAATGATACATCTAACGTAAACAAGTATCTACTTTCTATATCTCTTGTTATTGTAGCATCTACTACATAAAATTGCAAGAATTTTTCTGGAGAAAGTTGTAAAATATCTTTAGTACCTTTAACATATATATTACCTTCATTTGTTCTACTAAATGTAATATGACAGTCGTTTGAATCTTCTGTTATTTTAATTCTGCGGTTATCCTTAGGATCAATATCAACATACGTTTCAATTAATCTGTATGTGTAAACATCAAATATTCTAGTTGTCCAAATAGATATATCATTATAATTTACATAACGTAATACTGAAGTTGGTAATTCAACTAGTATTCGTTCATGTGTTATTAATTCTATAGGATCTACTTTAACTTGAAGTATCAAATAATCCGGGTTATCTTTTTTTGTAATGTATATATTAAGAAATGAACCTTGCGGATTTTTAATATCATATACATGTATACCCCAGGTTAATCTATTTTTACAACTTTTGCCAATATCTATTGTTAGCACATTGTCATTAGGATATAATCGTACACCTATATCTGGATCTGGTATTGCTTCTGTTTGTAAAGGTATCTGATATAATGATGACTCTAGAGGTTGTAAATTACCAGCATATTTTCTATGCATAAATTCAATTGAGTCGTTTTCTGAATTATAATTTACACAATAATGATTTTTGTTAACATGACCAGAAATAATTTTACCAGCTTCTTGGTCTAATGTAATTACATAGTCTAAATTAGAAACTATTTTTTCTCTATGTATTTCTTTAATAATGCCCGATTTACTATAATAAACATACCATTCATGTTTAACTGGTTCTATTGGCACTTCTATGATGGGCTCTGATTCCATTTAATATAGTTCCTGTAATTACACTTGGTTCTGTGTATTTGACAATTCCATTTTGTCTATAGTTATCTACTTTAAAGTTATTAGTATACCAAGTATTCATTTGATCATTCCATTTTTGATCTGGTTTACTAATTAGATGTGAATAGCTTAGTAGTAAAGGATCATTAACTGTAGATGATTCATATTCGTCTAACATTTTTAGTGTAACACTATGCATTGCATCTAACTCTGGATATTCTGGTACGTGTTCTGGTCTAAAATATTCTTTAAACAATTCTCTCCAGTTGTGACATACTATATCTAACATTTTAAAATAATCTAAGGATTCTTTATTTGCATTAAAAAGCCATATTCCTGCATGTGCAATTTCTATTTTATTTTCTGGAAAGTTTAAAACATGCAATGGTATATATGGTTTAGCTCTAAAATCTGTTACCTGTATAGGAAATAAAATATTAACATGATTTGAGTCTAATAGAGATACTATATAATCTACATCACTTAATACTAACGTATCTGCTTCAATTACAATATTTTCTGCAAACGGTGTAATATGATAAAATTGATACTGATTTATTTGAGGACATTGTTTTGAATAATCTAAATCTCCAAATGGATATTCTACTATGTAATCTATACAATCGTTATATTCGCTTGGCCAATTTTCTGTTTTATCTATAATCACAGCAACAGATAATTTGCTGTGTATTTTTATTAACATTGCAACGGCGGCCGCTTGATAATAAGATTGTGTGTTATTACCTGCATTAATTAACCAGCCTTGTTTTTCTTCGTGACTCATATTATTCCCAATTATTCATTGCTTCGTTTAGACTACGTTTATTCATTATATGTATGTCTTGATTATGTGTATGTACTAATAGATTTTTCCATGGTTCTGCTCTATCAAATGCTAAGAAGTGATAGTTTTCCGGATTTTTGCTTTCAATGATAACGTCTTTCTGATCCATATTAAGAAGATGTCCCACTATAGGATAAGCAAAATCGCCTTCTTGCATACCATTTAAAATATGTAATGCTATACTTACACAATAATCAGTTCTAAATAATTTTCCAGGAAATCCATATAAAAATTTATAGTAATCATAGTTATCTGCTATGTGGCTCCATAGGTTAAAAAATAACTGAGCTTCATTGCTTTTAGTAAAATAAACTACAGTACTCCACCATAATGGTATACCATTTTCATGTAGATAACGTTCTGGAGGAGGTGGAAAATCATATCGTAAATATTTTGCGTTTTCAAACATTTGTATCTGATGTGGGTTATCATCATTGAACAAATATTCTAAAGCGTCTGATTGTACAATATAATCTATGTCTAATAATATTGTTTTTGAAAATGGCGATTGCCAATGCACATCGTGCTTTTGTCTATTTTTAAAAGGTGCTTCGAATTCTGTCCATGGAGAATCATGATGATTTCTCATGTTATCTGTTTCAGTATATTTTGTTTGATCAATAATAACATGATCAAACACTTCATCTATTTCTTCTTTTGAATATACACTTTTGAGATATCCTTCTCCTGCATAATCAGTTATTAATGCAGTTGATTTATGTTTTTTAAAATGTTTTTTAACTTGATTGGCGGCAAAAACTGCAAAATTTATATAGTCTAACTCTCTATTATTGAGTGCAATAAAGCAGGTGCCTTTACTTCCTTTTATCTGCATCTTGTTTCTTTCTAGCAAATTTGATATCACAGTAACCACATACTACAAAACCTTCATCTGGTACAGTATAGTATACTTTGGGGTGATCCATTGCTTCTCCCATACACCAAACTCTATCTGTGTCTACATATATTATTGTTTCTGGTATATCTTCTGGTGTAGCCACTACCAGTCCATCATAGTTTTTAAGCCTCTTGCTTTATTAATTTTCTTATGTTCCATTAAGTATTCATTCATCGCGGCATGATTAGCACTAGTTAAATCATCTAATAATGCTTGAAGATCTGTTACTTCAATTGGATTGTTTTTATCATCTTCTACTACAGCTTCTTTATATCCTAGATCTATTAAGGTCCTAATATATGCTATATTAGTTTTATTAGCTGTAAATTGAGATCCACCATAATGACATACTTTTAAAGTTGCAATACGATTTTTTAAGTTAGTTTTTTGATTTGCAATAGTAGCTCTGTAATTTGCAAAATCTAATGCTTGTTCTAAGCGTTTATCCATAGCTTTCTCCTTGGAGTTTGCATGTTTATTATATACTTATATAATTAATTTGTCAAGTGTATATCTATTAATAGTCATCACCACCAGTTGTTAATTCATTTGTAAATGAATGACTAGTTGGTGCATTACCACTTACATTAAATGTAACATTTGCGGCCGCTCCGCCGGCTCCACCACTACCTGTTTGATTACTTGCAATAGTATAACCTAAACTTTGAGTTAATGTACCATTAATTTGAGTGCCATCATCTGGTGTTTGTAATATTGCTCTTATATCTACTTGTTCACCTGAACTACTGTATTTTGCATATATAGATATTCTGTTAATTGCATAAGTTCCTGCACTTAAATAACCACCTCGTTCAGATGCTTGAGCTCCAACATTAACATCACCTCCACTAAATGCAGATGAGTTAAATGTACCTGTTCCTACTCCATCTCCAAAACTATAACTGTAACATAACTGATAACTTGTTGTTAATCCATAAAATCCTACGTTAGGTACAGAATAACCTCCAGTACCACTATTAACAACATCATCTGCTAAAAAGTGTATAGTTCCCATTCCGGCTAAGTTAGCGTCCCAGTTTTCTGTTTCTGCTCCACTTGCACCAGTGATATCCCAACTTAATGTAATACTACCACCGCTATTAAAAAAGTAACGAGCTTTAGTATAGTTTGTAAATGTAACAGTTTGTTCTGATAGTAGTACTTCTCTCCATGTTGCGGCACGTGTAATTGTACCTAGTGCATTTGCATTAGAGTTGCCTGCACCAACAACATGATATCCTAATATTGCGGCACTTCTAGCATCAGTTTCTGCATCAATACCACTAGCACCAAATCTTGTTTCTATTGTTGTACCGTCTGCCGCAGTTACATTATTGTCAATAACTTTATAAGTTAAGTTTGTTGACATCCCTACATGTAAACCTGAAGCGTTTGCTCTTGCTACTAATTGATTAAAATGTTTTGCTTCAATAGTTTCAGTCGCCGCAACTCTATCATCTGTGCCTGTCAGTTCAAGAGCGTGTGTTTGTCCCCAGCCAAATTTATGTAAGGTTTTATCAGCATCGCCTACGGCCGCAGAAGGCACATTATCTCCCCAGTATTTGTTTACTTGAACGACTAATGCATTAAAATCTGTTGCTGTAATACTATTTCCGGCGCCGATTGCCACTTACATTCTCCCGACTACTACTTCTACCATTCCGACACTTTCGGAGTCTTTGCTTTCCAATGCTCTGCCTACTACTCTATACCAATCATCGCGTTCGCCTTCGTGATCTTGAGGAGCTCTTGCTACACCATTTACTTCTGATGTAACTAGTCTTTGACCTTTACGCACTGGTCCGATTACTTTAACAGGCACACGACCTGCAATAGCAACAAATGGATGTGTTTCATCGGGTCCTGCACCAGAATTTAATTCTATACCTGGTTGTGTAGATATAATACCAAATACTTCGCCGTCTAGTGCAACGTCTGTTTCTGTTATTTCATGCTCACCGCCAATTTTAACTACAGTACCTGCGTCATATTGTTTGTCTGCATGATATCTTTCACCTACGTCAGCGTATTCTGCTGTAGTGGCTATACCACGAAACTTAAAGTCCGTAGTTGAATTCATATTAATACCAGCTTGTAAGTTTGCAAATTGTGTGTTTAACAATGTTGCACCATCTTCTAGGTATTCTGTGTTTGCACCTGCCGCCATTGGTGCCCAACTTGTTGTGTCTTGTACAACAATACATACAATTACGGCATTAACAACATATTCTAATGTTTTATGTGTATTGCCACCTGTATCATATCGTGTTCTACTCTTTACACTAGTTGAACCACCTGTTGAAATTGGTAACCAACTAGTGCCTTGGCTAACATAAAGTTGCTCTTCACTAGTATGGAAAAATAAATCTCCAGGCTGATGTGGTTCACTACCGTCGGCTGGTGTAGCTGTTCCTGTTTTCATTGTAGCCAATGGATACCATTGACTGTTGTCATAAAATTTTACTGCGTGGGCTGTGGCATCATACCAAAGCTGTCCACGTACGGCACCTGTTGGTGTGCCTGGAGAATCTCCGTCGGTTTCACTTGCAAAATTTTCTAATAGTCTTAGAAAATTCTCATTAAAGATTTCTCCGTGATTTGTATAGTTTTTTCCGACCAACTTAATACTTGTTTCCGTGTTTACTGTAGCGTCTGCAACGGTAATCGGAGTAGGCTCTAAGCTGGTATCATTATAGTTAATGCTATATGCCATTAAAATGCTCCCGCTCTGACTCTAACAGTATAGATTACTTGTATCTGTCTGTTGGCCGATTTTTGAATAGGGTGGAATATGATGTGTGTTATTAAAGCACCTGTCGCTGAATACAAACCTAATTCATCAAAAATGTATGTACCATTTTGATTAGCTGAATTATCTAATGCATCTTGGCTACCAGGTTCACTATAATTTAATGTACAAGTTACAATTAAATCACTGTATAGATTTCCTGCCGTATGGGCAGTTGTCATAGTGTTTGTTGTGCTTGTATCAACACCTGCATCATTTGGGTCAACGATCTTTTCAAATGTTTTGTTGTGTAGAACTCCTGTGGCACTATTAGTGTTAGGGGATAGGTAAGTTACAGTACCACCACCATCTACGCTACTGCCTCCGTTTCCGAAGTGCATTAAATTTATAAAATCGTGTTTGCCTGTAGTTTGCTGATTCGCCAGCAACCTAACTATAGCTTGACTTATATTTTCATAGTTAATAGCATTATGCTGATCTAAAAGAACTTCGTCTGTATCGACGTCTTTTATTAGCACATGCCCATCAACTTGTATTGTTGTTTTATCTTTAAACATTTCCTAACACCTATTCATATGTATTTAGTCTAGAAGTATTCCCCTTGAGATGCACTTCTAATAAACTTAGTTTCTATACTTACCCCTGTTCCACTAGCTAAACTAGTAGATGGATCGTTGTATGCAGTAGATAGATTATCTCCATATAAATGAATTTGTCTATGAGCTGGCACTCTTAAATTAGATGAACAGTCTATAGCGACTGCACTATTTAAATGTGCTACTGCACTTGTTCCTTCTGCACCTCGTGTGCAAAATAATAATTTGTTATTTGTAAGGTCTACTGCTCCATAATGGATACGCTCTGTTCCTATTGTTACAATGCCTGGCATAATAGGAAATGTTGTTAGACCCATGGGTTCAAAATTCTCTGATACTAATTCGCCTGTTACTGCTGAACCCGGAGGAGCAGTATTACCACCTGCTGATTTAATCTGTACTGCATCTATCCATACATCTTCACATGCCGCTCCGCTATATGTGCCTGTTAGATGAGTAGTATTACCAAATCTAACACCATGTGTTGGTGTAGTAAATTGAGTTGTATTGGGTGCTAAAGTTGATAATGATCCTCCATCAATTTTAACTAATAAATCATCACCATCACAAGCTATTGATACATGATGCCAAGCCGAATCATTTAGTCCAGTACCGCCTGTAATAGCATACGAACCAGATGCATCAAATACTTCTATTGCTCCGGCGGCACTTCTTCTTAGTCCCCATTGTGTTGTTGTTATAATTCTAGATTCAGTGGCTGTATTGCCCATGTATATCCAAAAATGTACTTCTCCTGTAGTCATTGTAACTATTGCAGGAGTAAACAGTTCTACATTATTACTATTAGTAAATGTCATACTTTGTACGCCAAATTTTGCCTGCCCAATGGATCCGTGTGGCCCAAAGTATTTTCCTACTGCAAAATTATTTGGATTATAAAATTTAGTTACATCTGCTACAGTTATTTCAGTTGCACTAGCTGTTAATGCTCCGTTAAGTGTGTCTTTGTTTGTATTTTGTATAACACTACTATAAACATTGTTATCATCATCGTTGAAGTATATAAAACTTCTAGTATCTGCTGTAGCAGTACTACTTATTGTAAATTCATAAGGAGATGAAAGTGTATATGATTTTACTAGATCAGCATTATTACCTACAATAAACATTTTTGTCCCGTCTGGACTGATGTGTATACCTGAAGGATTACCACCTATACTATAAAATTCACTATGTGTTGCTGTTGATATATTCCATGCTGTAGACACTCTGAATAAATCTACACCATTTCCATGTGTACCAACTATAAACAATTTTTTACCATCAGGGCTCCACTCTATACCAAATGGTTCTATGTCTGTAGGTTGGACATTTAAATCTTGGTTGAATGTTGCTGATGAAATGTCAAATGCAGAAGATAAATTGTATTCATGAATCTTGTCATTATCATTTCCTGTGATATACATTTTAGTACCATCATCTTTAAAATCAAGTCCAAAATTATTAGTGTCAACAGTGGTAACAAGTGTTTGGGTGAAACTTGCTGTTGATACATCAAAACCAGTTGACAGAGCATACTGATGAACATTACTATTGCCTGTACCAGTAACAAACATCTTTGTACCATCTGCATTAAATTTTACTGCTGTTGGATCTGGACATTCTGTAACTGCATAACTGTCTATAAAGGTTACTGTAGAAGTTAAATCAAATCCTACTGAAAGAGTATATTCATTCACATCGTCACCACTTGCACCAACAACAAACATTTTAGTACCATCAGTGTTAAATGTAAGTCCTCTAGGTTGAGTTTCTTGAGCATTTACACTATAAGTTGCACCTGCAGTAGTTACGCCTTGTGGGTTTGTTTGTACTGCAATTTGTACAGCTTCGTTAAAGTCTACTTTGTATTGTGCATTACCATGTATTTCGTATTGGTTAAGGAAGCCTTGTCCGTCCCAAAAGTATGTATAATCAGCATCTACATTACTAAACGTTCCGCCATTTGCTGTAATATCATGTGCATCATATGCTTTAGTTTGATGTGGTACCCAAGGTTCTATAGTTGTTGTTCCATCATATATTGTACTACTATTCTTTTCGCCGTAATATTCATTACCTACAAAGTATGGATATGCTTCTGGTGTTGCATGATAATGATATATACCATCTGGAAATTCTGGAGTTACTGCAAATCTACCATTGTATTGATCTAATGTTCCGCTTCCATCATAGATATAATCTGCTGTATAAGATCCATCATAGTTACCAGCTGGAGCACCTAGTCCTGTTCTTGCACCACTTTTAAGAACATAACTACTTGTCATTTTAAGTATGGCACCAGTTCCGTCTGCATTTGTAAAACCATATTGTCCATAAATTGGATATCCATCTAATGCCCAACCTATTAATGGGCTGTGTTTAGTTGAAGATTCTAATTGCCTATATTCATTGGGCATATCAAAATGGTAGTATAATCCACTAACTGTAGGCTCGTAACTACCTTTACTTGACCAGCTAGTACCATTATTTGCATCCATTTTATTTCTTCTTAGATAACCTTCATTTCTATAGTATATACTACCTGTGCTTGTTTGTTCGTAATCTTGCGGCGAAAATATTGCTACACCATTTGTTAATGCACCAATTGGTCCTGAGCCTCTTAATGGTTTAGAAGAAGCAACTTTAGGAGTTCTAACAAATTTCCAATTAAATTGTTTGGGATTTGCTGGTCTTTGATCTTTTACAACACCTTCTGTATCAGGTGCTACAGTATATCCTGGACCACCAGTATGATCTGTAAGTCCGCTTGTTCTTACATATACATAATCACTATCCCATGCTACTTTTTCTACATCAGCAATAACACCAACTAAATGCTCAGTTTCGCTTATAGAGTTAGCTAATGTTACTACATATTGTTGATACTGTTGTTCCCAACTTGTTATAATTGGATTTCTAGTAATGGTATGATCTACACTATTAAAAGTTTTAATAATATCTAAATCATTAAATGGCAATGGTGCGTGTGCAACTACTGCCGTACCGCCTAATCTTTCTGAAAATTGATTATCTGTATGTTCTTCTACTTTTTCAGTTATTGCCATATTACGTGAGTGTTCTGTAATCACAGCAGAACCTCTATCCATTACAGTTTTTTCATCTTGGAACAAAGAAGGATTAACTTTATACTTACTTGTAAAAGGTTTATTCTTATCTATATATTCTTCTAGTATAGGTACAGCATCATAACCGATACGTCCTGTTGTGTTAACCTGTTTGTTAAGTTTTGGAACAATGTATGTTGACTTCTTGATCCATTCTGAGTTTGGCATTTCCTTAACAGCATCATATATTCCAGAAAACCATACTCTATTATAATCTGCTTGACTTAATATATTATCGCGAAAACAATCTAGTATTTTAGAAAACTCGTGTATAGGGTCCGGGTCAAATCCTTCATTATCAAACCCAGCCGAATCAAAACCATATCCACCACTTACTGGATCCCATAACTCATCTGATAATTGTATTGTGCCTTTTTCTTTCCAAATTGGTACCCACTTACTGTTAGTAGTATCATACTTAAAGATACTATCACGTTTAATACCATCTGTATGTAATACATTTTTAGCTAAAATATATTCATTATCGTAATTGCCGGCAAGTTGACTTGCATCGCCACTTGTAAGCAATGGTGTTATTTCTGTTACTTCTCTATTAGGTTGTATAAATTTATCAAAATCTTTATGATACCAATCTACATTTTCCCAATAGTTACTAACTACATAATCTTTTGAACCTTGTGATATAGTTACATCTAAGTATGTTTTATACTCAGGTACAGTATCTACTAAATTAGTGTTCAACAATAAGTTGTTTAATTTATTAACTATTTCTCTTCTACTAATATTTTTGTATGTAAACCAACTTCTACTTGGGCGTATGCTTTCACCTACACGATCATATGGATGTAAATCTAAATCAGGTACCATTCTTTCTTCTGGTATTTGAATTTCTTCTTCAATTTCATCTACATTAGATACATTGTAAATTCTACGCCATGCACTTCTATTTGTTTGTGGCATATAGTTTAAGTTGCTATCCATTAAACTCATATAGTAAGAAGGTGATTCGTCTCGTTCTTCATTAATAATATATAGTTCACTACCCATAGCAGTATAATTATAACAACCATACCATAAAGTATTTGGAGTATTTTCATCTGGCTTAAATGTTATTTTCTTATCATCTATATTTGCCGGGTTATTAATAGCACTATTATAAGTAGCTAAACTAACTTCACCTCCATTTAAGTAATATTGTACGCCAATTGTAGTAGAATCATAATATGATAAACTTTGATGTTTGGCATCTAGCGTAGGACTGATCACTAATGGGTGTGTTAAGTTAGTAGAATCATTTTGATCAAATATATAAGTTTTCCCTCGTTGTAATGTAAGTAATTGTCCATTATTAAGTTGACTACCATTAACAGTAAAAGTTTCGTTATGACCTCTTTGATAAAATCTAGCTGTAGTTCCTTTTGTAGCTACACCAATTTCTAGTGCAGGAATTGGAGCGTCTATACTTATAACTTGACCTTTAGTATATGTTGTAGCATTTGAATATTCACCTTTGAATGTTTTTAATTTTTTATTTTCGTTACTACCTCGTAAACCATCTTTTAAACGTCTATGATAATATTCTGGTACGGCAGTATCATTCTCTATTATAGGTGTCCAATGCGTATGCGTGTTATCTTCATTGCTAATATTGCTTATTTGCAATACTGTTTGTTCGTTTGTATCATTTCGCAAATTAGAAACAATAAAACTATCCTTGCCTGATGCATTAAGCCATTTAATGTTCTGCGAAGTTGGGTTTGATATAAGATTTGCAATATTTAATACACTTGTTACACGATTTGTACCAGTTGGTATGCTAGTTTTGTTTTTAACCCAAAAGTAATAATATGTTACATTACCACCTACTGTACTATCATATTCATCTACTTCTGTGTAATAATATAATTCGTTACCAAATGTATCTATTTCTTTATATACTTCGCCTGTTAATACTTCACCATTAAGTTCTTTACCACCAGCTACACTTTCTGCATAAGTGTCAGGTGTTGCATCGCTTCTGGTCCATTCATACACATCAATTGTTGCACCTTTAAATAACGTACCCCAATACTGTGTTCTATATTCAATTGAATCTTGTTCATAATCTATATAGATGGCTTTGTTTGTATCCCACCATACACTACCTAAATAGTTATTGCCCCATGCCTGCTGTTGGTTTATTTGTGCAGTTGTATCTGTACTTGATGTATATATAGCAGGATCATTTATTGATTTAAATGTAATTTCTTTATCTGCTAAACCAGGAATGATGCCTTTAAAAGGATCATATGCTTCTGCTTCAGCTAATACGCTAGTTTGATCATGCAGAATAGAACTTTGTATAGTTGTTGGAGCAACATGGTTATCTCCTTGTGTACGTTTTACTGTCCATGCAGTAGATGTATCTTTTTTATAAACTGTAAATTGTGCTGTGCCATCTACCCATGCAAGATCACCTAATGGAAACTCATAATGAGTAGTTGCCGTTACGGCCGCATCTCTTTGTGCATCAGTAGTAAAACGCACAGGTCTTAATACCAATATTTTTGAAAAACTTGCATCTTGGTCTATAAATTGATCTATAAAGAATTTTGATGTACTTGCTGAATCTATACTTGTAACAGTATGAAATCCATCTATTGCAGGTTTACTGTTTGTATTTAACAGCATCACAATATCACCGTTTTGTAAATTGTGTGCTTTGTTACATGATAATTCAGCATCATTTCCTGTACCAGTTGTAGTCGCGGCACATATTTTTGTTGCATACAAATCTAAGTCCATTACTTTGAATACATTCCAGCCGTTAAATTTTGCTGTAATAGTGCTATTAATACTGGTATATCCTAAACCAGTATCGTCTGCTACCCAAATATATTCTAGTAATGGTTCATCTATTTCTGTCCAGTTACCGATGGTAAATGTATTAGTACCAGTAGATGTTGTAGCATTTCTTGTAACGCTTAAAATATTAGTATTAATACCTAAATCTAATGCGGCCTGTGTGCTTGTCATTGTGCCAGTAGTATTTGTACTTTTAATAACTATTCTATTGTTAACTACACTTGCAGTTATGCCTGTGATACTGGCGTCATTGATTTTTTGTGCTACAAGACCTACACTTAAACTTGCCTGCGAAGTAGATGTTGTAGTTGTTGCAGTAAGTGTACCAGTTGTAAATCCACCTGATAAATCTGTTACGGCTGTGCCTGCCACAGTTAAGTTAGGATCACTTGACGATGTTGTTTTTGTAACTTTGACTTTGTTTGTGTCAAATAATATTGCACCAATGTTGTTAATACCTGCATCATTGATTTGCTGTACCACTTCAGCGACAGTTAGGGCCGCGGTAGTTGATGTAGTTGTATTTTCTGATCCTGTATGTGTTAGTGTTCCACTTGAAGGGAATGTTGTCGCGGCATTATCTACTTCAGCGTTAGCTGTACCAGGTCCTATTAATAAATCCTTATCACTTACTATTCTATTAATTCTTGTAATAGTAAGTTGGTTACTAACTAAACTTGCGGTGGCATTAGTTGGTGCGCCTGCTGTAATTCTAGACACAATATCAGCGGCTGAATATAACTTATATGCTGTGCCTGCTTCTGACATAACAATAATAGTGCCGGATATAGCAGTAGAATCATTAGCTGATGCTATTAACCAGTTATGTATATCGTCTGTGTAGCTACTTAAATTAAACGCTGTTTGTGTTGTTTGTTCATCTGTTGCGTTAACAGGAGTTGAGCCACTTAAAACATCTGCAGTTACATAACTTGTTCCTGCCTTTTCGTTAATAATTGTTACATCTTGTGTTAAAAATGTTAAAATGTGTCCTTGTAGTGTAGCGTTACCAGTTGCTCCATGTTCTGTTACTAGTACGCTAGTATCAAATCCTGCTTCACTAGTGTTTAAGTAAGTGTCAAGTTTTGTTCTAGTTTGAGCATTACCATACACACTTTGAAGTGAACTTCTTAAATTTGTCCATGCTGTAATTCTGTCGGCCGCTGTAACACTTGTTGAACTAGCACTTGTAAACTGATCACCTACACAATAAGTCCAATCTCTGTTAACAGTTGTTGCTACTGTTTCATTAAAGTTAATTGTGGTGCCATTAATTATTAATGTTGCTGTGGCACTACCTTGTATAGTAGGATTAACTGTACTACCTGCTACTGCAAAATCTGGATACGTTGTTGTTGTAGATGATTTTGCAAATGTTACAGTAGCACCATCTAAGATAAGTGTGTCACCACCATTTACAACAGGTGATGCGTTTGAAGTAACTTCAATATTGTTATATGTTACAGTGGTTACAGAGTTTGTTAAGTTAATTGTATTACCATCTATTACTAGTGTATTGCCAGGTAATATAACAGGATTGTTAACAGTACCATTCCATGTAATAGGATTGGTTGTTGTCTGATATCCGGTTGCGGCCACATTACATTCATATACTTTATCTTGATAACGTACTTTATCTCCAAGTTTATAACTTACTGTATTATCCCATGCACCAACAGTTGCATAATCTTTTGTAGAATCATATAATGCTGGTATGTCGTTGATTGTTAATGCTTGTTCGTCAATTTCAGTCATTAATGGATATCCGGCATTTTTAAGCCAACTATTAAATTCAGTATATGTGCTATCAGTTTGATAGTAATAGTTGTTACCTAAAGTAAATTGATTAGGAGTTGATAACTTGGTAATCATTCTTTTATCGTTTTGTTGCATAGTAATAATTTCATCATTAAGAGTATCAGCATTACCATCATTGGATAATTTAATACCTTGAGGATTAACATTTACTAAGTCGTCACTAAATTCCATTTCAATGTATGATTTATTATTACCAGCAAAGTCACTTGTCTTAAACAGCCATTGATCATTAATATTAAAAGAATCTGTAAGAGGATTAACTACTTCGTTATGTCTTCTAAGTGCAGTTAGATTTTCTTTTGTGCCTTTTGTTGCTATAGCACTACGATACCAATCAAATGTATTATCTTCTGATACAGGTAATGAGTTAGCCCATTCAGGTTTATTATAGCCAATGCTTGTTTGTGCAATTTTACGTTTTTGTTTGTTTAATGCATTACTATCTATAACAAAGTAATCATCTTCAACTTCTCTAACACTTGAATCATAATTTGATTTTAGTCCTGTTGTTTCTATCAAATAACCTTTTGTACTAGGTTCGCCCTTCCAGTTTATTGTTCTTCTACCTTCTAGTTTATAACTGTCAAATCCCATGCCTAAATCTGGTCTATAAACACTATCATTAAATGTAGTTTTATTTTCTAGTACGATTACATGTTCCCATTGTACAAAATTAGCATTCATTCTAAGAATGTTGGCGCCACTTTCTGTGTATATTGTTGCACCTAGTTCATCTCTTATTGCTTTAATATTACTCAGCTCTGATTCTCTTGTTAAAGATGTTTCTGTTCTGTCTTCAACTAACAAAGTCTTATTTGTTGAAAAAATACTATCTAAAAATCTATCCAAAGAATCTTTGAATAATATACTATTTGTACCATGTCCAAAATGTACGTCATTAATAGAAGCTGTAGTTGCCCATTCAAGTAAATTATTAACTACGCCTCTAAAGTTAAAAGATTGTATTCCTTTGCTTATAAGCCATTCTGTTCTACCTGCCATAAAATTTGCTAACGTATGAAGATCAGGAAATGTATGATCATAATTTAATTGATTAGGAGTTGAATCTAGATCAAAATTATCATATATTTCTGTACTTAAATTACCATACGTAACTGTAGTACTATTTCCTTCGTTAGCACTAAAATATTCAAAATACTTTCTATCTGGTTCATATCCTGTTACTTGATATCCAGTGGATAGTTTTGTTATTTTAACAGCACTAAAGTTCAATTGAACTTTTGCTGAACTTTTATGTAATGCTAATTCTATATCGTTGTCTTGCATTACAAATGGAGATTTAGCACTATTACCTAAGGTTCTTACTCGTATAATATTTTTATCTGTATAGCCTTCTACGTTAATAACTGGCTGTGCTGAAGTTAATTGATTTCTAGCATGTATATCTACACTAAATTTTGAGATTATATTTTGTAACCAAATTAATGCCATTAATCCAGTTGTTCTATATCTTTGATTTTTTAGTAGTGTTACTGTGCCTTTACCACCTGTTCCAGTAGTATCTGTTATAGTAATTCCTGCGTTGTTATATCCATAACCACCTGAGGTTATTCTTATATTTTTAATTAAGCCACTATCTACTATTGCAACCGCGGTTGCACCAACTCCGTCACCTGTTACTGTAACAGTAGGTGATGAAGTATAGTTATTTCCAGTATTTGTAACAGTAATGTTATCTAATGTTCCTTTGTTTATAGGACTACCATATACAGGATCTGTTACAGACGGTCTTAATCTTGTTTTGTTATTGATAACATTGTCTGAAACTATACTACTAGGATCATAAAATGTTTGCCAGAATGTATATGGGCAATTTTTAAATCCAGCTTCTACTAATGCAAAGTTATATGCACTAGAATCTTTAAATGTATCTTCAGCACTAAAGCCATCTCCTATAACAAAATCTTTTTTAGTATTACCAGCTGTTGCCCAACCAGCTGTAACAATATCTTGTTGAACACCAGCTACTGTAATTAAGTTACCTATATTTTGTTTAACTACATAACGTCTATCTGTTTTTTCTGTATCTGCAGGATTATTATAATGACCTTTTGCTAATGCTATTAATAATGCCGCACGTTTTGCATCATTGCCGCCATTGGCTGTATCCTTCCAATCATAGTAAGTAGTCCACCAACTTGGCGTTTCTCTATAACCAAACATTTCCCATGGACTGTTAAGAGGCTCAGTAGTGCCACAGTAGTATTCAATTACACCAGCTTCTGTTCCGGGTAGCGTAACACCGTCTGCATCAGTTTGATTACTATAATTTGCTACAGCCGATGCATTAACCAAACTTGGATATGTTCTATTATTACTGTCTAACCAATATTCAAATACAGCTCTATAATGTTTTGCCCATTGTGTGCGTGTTCCTTGTCCATGCTTCTGTCCCACTGGATGTCTAGGGTTAAATTCTTTTACATCATTATAATCTTTATATGTTGGAAATCCTGCGGCTACTCTTTTTTCTAGTTCATATAGTACAGCAGATCTAACATCATAATTTGTCTCCTGCGGACGATATAAATTTCCAGAATTAGTTATAGTAATTTTTGCACCATCATGGGCTATTAGTAATGTTTTAGGTGTATTTAAACGTGGCTCTACAGGCTTCATAAAATTCAGTTTAGGAGCACTCCATGGAACAAAACTATTATTTTTACTACTATAATGATCTATAGTTATTACTGCTGATACACCACCATTAAGAGTTACTGCACTATTAAGCGTAAGTTTATTTCCTAATAATACATAATCTTCATTACGATTTAAAAGTCTTTGAACATACGCACTATCAGCCGCCACATAATCTTTAAGATAGACATATACATGATCTTCTTTATTGTTAGTTTCATAGTCTACGTTTTCTGTTTTATCTAGATAAAAAACAGTTGTAGTATCTGTTACTGTTATTTCCTGTGTACTTGCATTATACCAATGACACATACCACTTGATGCATATTTAAATGAGCTATCTTTACCTACATTAAGTTGGTTGAAAGTTTCATTAACCAATTCTCTAGTAGTTTCATATATTCCAGATTTATTTACTTGTAATGCTTTATTAGCAAATTGTGTTTTAAAACGATCATAATCATTCATTACATTACGAATACCAACAATTACATTTCTATTATTTTCTTTAAGATACCATGACATAGGTTGTCCAGGATTACCTTGTAATATAGTACCACCAAAATTATTTTCCTTACTACTGATATAATAATCAGTAACACCAAACGCACTATCATGATAGCCTGGTAAACTACTAATCTTGTCAGTAAAATGTCTACGTAAATCTGCGTGTGTATGTTCACCTAAGTTAGTATTAATTGGATTATGTTGATATTCAATACCAGTTGCCCAATTACTAGTAGATGCTTTAGCACCGTTAGGAACATATCTTAGTTCAACAACATCTCCTATTGTAAGGCTTGTTAATATTGTTGAATTAGCACCTAATGTATAATCTTCTGTTCTAGATCCATTTTTATATACTGTGTGCTTATACTGAATAAAACTATTGTTATTACCTGCATAACCAGTATCTTCATCTACAATATACACTTTACCCATTGCACCTGAACCAGAGCCACTGGCTTTGTATTTGCACACTTTGTCATAGTTTGCACTATTAGAATCAATAGCAACGCTGAGTGTTGCACCATTGTCAGTGACAGTTATACCAGGTGCGGCCGTAGTGCCGTCTGTTTCTTTTACAAATGACAGATCTGTTTCTGAGCTGTCATAGTCTTTACGTATAGTGACAGTTGATCCTGCAAACAAATATATGTTTGGATTTATTCCTGGTACTCCGTGATAATTTTTTGGTGTGTCTTGATCTTTCTCATACACATACCAATTATTATTAGTGTATGCAAAAATCATTTCATCTGATAATTTTTGCATATCATTTGATCCAACATCAAATGTTGCTGTATTAGCATCGTCTGCTGTAACTACTTTTGTTTCTGTGGCATAATATGTTTTATCTAAGTTTTGAGCTCTAGACCATCCTTCTATATAATTTGTTGTATTATCTGATATATTTCTTCTTTTACCGTAATACATTAATCCACGTATATCCTTAGGACTAGTTTGTAAATCATACTTAAAACGTTTTGTTACCAATGGGTGTTCAAATACTAATTCACTACTACCTGCAGAAGTATTATATTTGGCTTTAAATCCTAATGCAGTATCTTCTGTGGCGGCTGTATTAATAACATAGTTAAAAATTGTACTACCTTCAAAATCATTATTATTGTAGTAGGTTGCAAGTTCATTATTGTTAGAATCAAACAAATCAAAATTTGGTGCTTGTCCTTTGCTTTCTTTTTGTTGAGGTCTATTCCACTGACTGTTATGCCATACAAGATCAGGACCATTAAAATTATCAGGATATGTTGGACCCATTATTGTATGTACTTTATCATTATCACTTGGATCTAACACCTGCTGTAGAGCAATAGATGAACCTGTGCCACTTACTTTAAATACTTTATTATCATATGTTGTATTTCCTGTGTTTAAAAACAGTATGGTATCATTGTCTTGTATACCTTTATCATAAACACGTTTCCAATTTGTTGTGTCTACAACTAAGTCTGCATCCAATGGATCAAGGCCTTGATTATTTTCAATTTTTGATTCAAAATACCAATAACTACCACCAACTGCTTCTCGTACAATATCACCTATAGAATATTTTGTACTAGATGACCAATTAATAACAGTTTGTAATAAATTGTAATTTGTTTGTCCTATGATATCTGTACCAGTAAATCTTTTAGTTACAAAATCTACATTCATTCTGTGGTGTGGATACTTTACACCACTACCAGGGTGTGTTCCCCAGTTATAAAGAATAATATTTCTTTCAAATTCTATAATAGGTCGTTTAGCTCTATTAGCATCTGATGCATACGTTGTAAAATCTTCGCCTGTTAATCTACATGCTTCAACTATACAGTTATAATGTTGCCATTGATTAATTCTGCTCCATGCGTTCATGTCATATGAACCAGATTCCATACAAACATATTCATGTAGTCTATTTTCTACTTCTGTATAGTCATAGGGTTTACCATCAAGAGGATCCATGTCAAACCCACTTGGTTGATGCACACTATACAACATCATTCTACTAAGTACAGTTTTACCATTTTCGTCTTGTGTTTGTATTAAATCAATTGAATCTCCTACATTGTTAACAATGTAAGTATTACCATAATAATTAATATCACTCATGTGAAAATGTAGTATTTGTACTAAGTCTCCGTTGTTTGGAAAATTACCATGTGTAAATGTTAATGCTGTACCATTAATTGCATAATGAGTGGTAACAGTTTTTCTTGTTGTACCAACAATTACTACAACCAACGAATAACCTGTGTTTGCTAGTGTAAACTTTCCTCCAGTTTTTGCTGTACCGCCACTTGCATACGCTGTGTAGGCCGCTCCGTTAACACTCGTGCTTAATCCTGAATCTGTATATAAAGCAAAAGTGTTAGCTGATAGCACATCGATGTAGAAAACTTTATTATTAAGTTCTGTCATACCAACTACGCCAGTAATATTAATAAGTTCGCCGTCTGCTAGTCCATGATTACTACCAGTAGTAATTACAACAGGATTTGCACCTGTAGCGTTTGTTATTGTTTTATCTGCAGATGTACTAGTAAAGTTTTCTGTTACCTGTGGAGCAAATTTAATTTTCATTCCTGTCAGGAAGTCTATATCTCCTAAATCACTTGTTGTTAGTTTATATCGAGTTTGCCCTATCATGGAATCTGGATCCCATGTAGTATTAGGTTTTACATTAATAACTGGCAAGTCATCTTTACACCAATAGTAGCTACTAAAATTTGAAAATTTGTCATAATCAATTGGAGGTGAATATGTATATGCAAAATCTGAGCCGTTTGGTCGATTGCCTTCATATCCTAAATTATTAATATCATCTAATGCATCACTGTATGTATGAATTTCAGAAATACTATCTGTATCATTTGGATTCTTAACAATAAAAGCAGGTGATCCGTTGTAAAATCTTTTTGAGGCGTCAGCGGTACTTATAAATTTATCTTTGTCAGCATTATACCAACTACCTTTTTCTTTACCTACCCAGTTATCTATTGTTTCAAATGATGCTTTACTGATCATTTGATCTAGTGTACTTTGTAAAAACTTTTTATTAACAGTAGTATTAAGATATTGAGGTAGATACTCAGTACTTTTAATTTCTTCTATTTTTTTAATTTTGCCGGGTTGGTTGCCAGGTAATTGAGCTTTTACCGACTTTGCACTATAGTCTTCAGCCATTAATAACTCCCACTATTGCCACTGCTTAATCCACTGCCACCTGATGTTGAGCTGTACAATCCTGTTGATACACCTGTGTTACTTGAACTGTTTATAAAACTACCAGTTGTACTTTGCAAATTAGATCTAGATAAGTTGTCTACAATTTCAACTTGACTTGTGTTTGCTCCATTGATAAACAATTCATCACTAGCACATGTAATTTGAAATAAACTACCAAACACACTTTCTGTATCTTGTGGTACAATAACAAAACTAGCGACTGTACCTGCTAATGTTTGGTGAATATATGCACTTAGTTCAGTAAAGTAAAAGGTTTCACCAAACTCCCAACGATTTGGATCAAAGTAAATGTTGATTGCATTAATAACAGTACTTCTAATTTCAGTATCAGTTATACTTGCTCCAGGAACTTTTACAACACGGAATGTTGCTTTCAATGAAGCATCTGCAAAATCTCCAAATAATACTTTATATTTTACAGGTCTGTAAATTATAGTGTCACTAGCACTTTTCTTATTATCTAAACTTGAAAATTGTCTACGTAAATCGTCGATGCTTGGTTGCAATGGTTTATCTGATTCCACTGGATTTGTTGCAAAAAGCCAATTTACAAAATTTGTATGATATGATTGTGTTAATACGTACAAATCAATAATATTAGTAGATGCCGGATCTATTCTTTTATCTGTTGTTGCAACATGCTGATATCTAAAATCTAATGTTGTACGACCCGATACAGAATCTGCTCCACTACTTAGATATCGTCTATAATCATATCCATCTTCTGTTACTGTGCCTAGTTTAATTGTATCAGTACTTACAATATTAGTAAATGCATCAGGAATATCTGGCAGATTGCCATTATCTGGATTACCCATTGTAAGTCTAACTTTTTTAGGATCTGTATGTCCGTCTTTTTCTGTAAAGTTTCCATAAAAGTAAAATGTATAATCAGTACCTAAACGTGCAATACTAGTACCAGATTTATTGTTTATTTTAAGTATTTTAATGTTATCTCTTTTTGGTTTGCCAGTAACAGCATCTAGTTTTAAACTTTCGTTACTGTTATAAAATTTTGTACTACCAGCAGTTTCAAATATATACTGCATAGTTCTTGCTGTAAATCTACGCCTTATTGTAGTATAATCTACACGTATAATCCAACTTTGATCTATATTTGTACCGCTAGTATCTCCAGCGTTAGTTAAACTCCATGCTGTTACAGCATTGTTTGTTTTTGTACTACTAGGAATATTATTAGTTGTAACTACTTCCCATTTGCTGTTAAGTGTGTCATAACGCAAACCAAAAGTTTGATTTAAACTTATAGCACTATTAATAGCATTTTTTTCAGTAGTACTAAATCTAGTATTCCAGACTGGCCATACTTGTTTCAGTCTTGCATTGTTTGTTATTTCTTTATTAAAAACTACACTACCTAATCCGGCCTCTGTGATACCTGTACTATTACCATTTGTATCGTTTGCACCTAATCCGTCGGCTGTTACATTAGTTACTCGAGCCCATATAGTTTCTAAACTGCCTACATTTACTTTTACACTACAGCCAGCACCTGCACCAGAATCTGTAATTTGTGCTACTGTAAATTCATCATATCCAGAACCTGCGGCGGTTACGTTAATACCAGTAATAGCACCAGCATTAACTGTTGCTGTTGCTGTAGCACCTGTACCTGCTCCAATTATATCGACTGTAACAGTTGAATATCCTGAACCTTGATTAACTACTGAAATACTACTAACTTCACCATCTACATAGTTTTTAGTACTACTTGTATCTACTATAAATTCACACAAACTACCTGTTTTAAAATAACGTAAATTTCCACTTGCACTAGTGCCAACTCTTTGAACGTTGTTTGCAACACCTGAAATTAAGTAACCAGTACTTCCACTTTGCTTCTGCCATTTAAATGCATTTGTACCATTACTTGTAGTTGCTTTGGTATAATTAAATGTTTTTGGTCCAAATTTTGTATAATAGAAGTTAATAACTTCTGCATCATTTATATAAGGTTCGATATATTTTTCTATAACACCTAAATTACTTAAACTAGAAGGCAATGCTAATTCAGTTGACTTTTGCTTACCTTCATTGTATATTATACCATCACTGCCAAAGTGTGTTACGTCTTGATAATTTCCTGTTGGATCAATGTTATCAACAAATCTACTATGTCCACTATGTGTTCTGTTTAGTGCTTTAATCTTCTTAATATTACTACTAACATTGTAAGGATAAACTGTATAATCTTCTGCACTTACCATACGATCTTGTGAGCTGTATGTTTGTGGAGCATTAAGTCTTATATCAGCATTAGTTTCACCCGAACTTGCTGTATTAACATTTGATTTAAGTTGTATACCAAGTGTGGCTGTGTAATTGTTACCATCACTACCAGTATAACTCATTGTAATTGTTTGTTTACCTACGTCTACAGGACGCAAAGTATATGTTTCGTTTCTACTTGTTCTGAACCATACCCTAACAGTTCCAGATGGTATTTCGCCAAAATTACCATCACTGAATTTAATACTAACAGCATTTTCGCTTCTACTTTCAGTGCTGTGTATAAATCTATTAGTACTAGTAAGACTGTTATAAATTACATTACTTCCACTTAATGAACTAACATTAGTCCAATTTTGGGCAACGGCGCCAGTATTATTAATATTTTGTACCCAGACATCTGTATCATTAACATTTGATGAATTTATGTCAATGATTTTATTAATAACAGGTGATGTAATAGCATAATCTTCAAATGCTAACGTACCCTGTTTCAGACCCATAAAAAATCCTGTATCATTACCAGCTATACCAGTATTTTTATTTTGATATATTATATCAGTGCCAGAAGCAGGGTTTGGAACAGATTCTCTAATAGTATCTGTAGTATCATCATATGATAACCCAACAAATTCAAAGTTATCAGATTGTCCATTTGCAGTTGCACTAAATTTAAAAACAGCTTGTCCGGCAGTAGTGTTTAATCTATAAAAGTCAAATAATTCACCGTCTAATGTTTTACTACTACTCGGAGAACCAAAAGGAGTTGAACTTTGTAGTACAGCGTTAATTACTGTAATGAAATTTTCATATTCAGCTGAATTTTCAAAACTTACTTTTTTATTTTGTAAGTTATTACCATTAATATCGTATACTACTTCGTTTGTTTGTATATCTATTATTTTTCCATAACCAAATGCTGGTAAGTTACGTCTTACTCTATAGTTAATTAAGTTTGATTGTCTAATTAAACTTTCACGTCTTTGAGCTGTTCCAAAGAAATTTTCTCTAGTAGCATAGTCTAATCTAAATGCTAGGTTATGTCCAAAGTATGACACTAGATCCATTAGAGCTACAAATTCAGAACTTTGAATCCAGTCATTGTATTCTTCTGGGTAAGTGTTCTGCACATAGTTTATCATTGCTTCACGAATAGTATCAAAGTCATATGCTTTGAAATTACTATTAGCAAAACTTTCGTATACTACAGTAAAATCCTCTGCCGCAAATAAAGTGTTTTGTCTAGTTCCTTGTGCCATTATACTATATCTCTTTCATATGCTACGAACACTTCTTCCTCAGTTCTGTCTATGTATTGTAATTTAATTTGAAGTGTTACATCGTGATTGTTGTCTAAAACAGCCAAATCTATTAAATCCCATCTAGGGTCTAGACCAATAATACGTTCTGCATCGGCTCGTATTTCGCTTATACTATATTCATCCAATGGTTCAAAAACCATTAATGGTATAATACTACCAAAATCTGGATCCATAACACGTTCGCCTAAACGTGTATAAAGATGATTTTTAAGATCTTGAATAGCAAGTTCCTTGTCATGCAAAATCTTAGCTATCAATGGTTGATCTACTGTTGTATATCCTACGAATCTCATACATTTATTTATGAGCTAAAAATACGGGGTTTAAGGATTAGCACGATAATATGTAACTACTTCTCTTTGACGCATTTCGCTCATATTTGGTAGAAACTTTTGCGTTTCTCTATAGTAACTATGCTCAGCTTGTCTAATTTTATAACCGTCGGCAATATATCCATACTGTCTACGAGTATATTGAATACCTCTATTACGCATCCAACTCCTACCTTGAAGATTGCCATAGTCGCCTAACATTATCATAGTACCGGCTTGTCTATTAAGTTTAAAATCTCGTTTATCATATGTTATTTTACTTGCTACTGTTTCCCATTCTTTTGCAAGTATATTATTTCGTAAATCATATATGCTATCAGTTGTATGTATTTTAGTTATTTGACCAGTTATAATATAAAATATAAGCAGTCCATCATACTGTCCTTGGGTTAAACTAAAATTTTTAGGCATTACATTTTTAAAACTTTTTTCTTTTTCTTTAATTCCAATGATCCAGTTACTAAATGCATCAGCTTCGGATATGCCATATGTATACGTATTTTTGCTATCGTCTGTATTATAACCAATAATTCCTTTTGCTGTAGTAAACATATTGTAATTGTAGTTCATTAATAATTTACTTACTGCTTTTGAACTTAGTTCTCTATTTTCTATAACTTCATAGACAGTTGTATCCAAAGTGTTACGAACTGTAAATTCGTTCCATTCAATTAATTGAGTAGTTGGAAAAACTGTACTTGTTGAAACTATTCTTGTCATATTGTTTGCATTCCTCCAGCCGATTGTCCTGCAAAAGTATCTCTACCACCCCATGGTTCATGTTCAGGTACTCTACCTGCTATGCTTTCTTTAACACCTGTGTTCCTTGCTAATGCACCAGGTGTTGGCTTTTCTGCTTTATCTGCTGTTGGACCATTCCAATCAATTCTTGATGCTGTGGCTCGAAGATTGCCTCCAAAGTTTAGATTGCCATTTGCATCTGCACTAATAGTAACATCAGTTGCACTATGCATTTCAATTTTGCCTGTAGCACTTTCCATTTTAATTCCGCTCTGCATACTTTTCATATTGATTGCACCAGCTTCTAAATTAAAAGAGCCGTCTGTTTTAAAATTGATTCCTTCTTCTGCATTAACACTCAACGTTGACCTACTGTAAATATCTATTGCACCTGCTCTATCTATTTCAATGTATCCAGCACCGTTAGCACCTTGTATGTAAATTATTTCTGCTTCGTCATGTAATAATATTTGAGCACCATTGGCTGTTCTAATTCTAATAGAACGATCTGTTCCTGCACTACCACCATCGTCCATAGTAATACTGTGTCCAGAGGCTGTGGTAAAGCCAAATGCATTATTAATAGTATCTCTACGCATACCACTACTACTAAGACCACGTATGAAATCTCCTGCTAGGCCGGCTTCAACTATATTAGCCATCATTGGGTGAGGAGCCTGTACTCCTTCGTTAAAGTCTTTAGTATTAGGATTTAGTTCACTAGCAGGTGCTTTAGTTGGTGGCGATTTTTTATCTACTTCAGCATGTGCTAGGCCTGGTATACTATAATTCCTATCTTTGTCAAAGATAGAACCAATCATAAAACCTTCTTTTTGTTGTTGAATAAATGCTACCAATACAGTTGCTCCAATTGGAGGTGCTTGTGGAGCCATACCATATGAATTTTGACTGGTTGCATATTGTTTATTATCAGTTGCCGTCTTAGAACTAGTTGTGCCGCCAAATGGACTTGTTGGTAATATTGTTTTAATACCAATTAAGTCTTCAGGCGATGTTCCTGGATCATTGCTAGGTGATCCATCATCAATTAATTCTACGTTAAAACGCCCATTATATTGTTCGTCTGAATTTTGTACTACTCTAGCTAGATACACACCATTTAATACATTTTCACGTGAATTGAGATGTATCATTGCTCGTTCTTCGGCGTATCCTTGTATTGTATCTCTAGTTCTTATTGTTTTTTTCATTATGTTCCTAGTCCTAACGAGTTTGCTGTATTAGTGCCAGATGTTTTTGCTTGATTATACTCAAGTAAAATTCTTTCTGATTGTGACTTTCTAGATATTGTTTCTGGGTTATTAGCAACATTATAATTCTTAAAGCGTTCATAGTATGTAAATGCTTCGGCCGCTCCTTGTGTAGATATATTGGGATCATTTAATTTGTTCCAAGCAAGACTTTCGCTACCACCGCCATATGAACCACTACCGTTAAGTTCATGCATAATAAAATCTGTTTGAGTATCTAGATCTAAATGATTCCTACCATTTGCCGCGGCCCAGTTCTGCAAGTTTTGTGCTCTTGTGCTATTCCATTGTGCTATACCGATACTATCACTGCCATCATTTCCATCGCCAACATTTCTAGCACCAGTTTTTAATGCACTTTCTTTATTAAGGTTACCAACAATACCTGCCGCCTGTTCAGGTGTAAGTCCATGTTCGTTTATTAATCTAGACATTACTTGTTGTTCTCTTGCTGATACAGAAGCTGGTCCTGGTTCTGCAGGTCCTATAGGTGCTCCATCGGTTCCAACGTTGTTTAGACCTTCATCAAAGTAATCATCAGTTATATCATCACCATATGGATTTAGTACTGTAGGGTCTTTAGCATCAACTAACATTTTTACTTGTTCCTCTTGAATGTCGGTCATTCTAGTACCTTTAAGAAACTGTGTAAACTGCCCGTTGCGGAATTGATGTATAATGTCAATAGTTTGATATACACCACTGTATAGTTTATTAAAATATGGTTTACCACCATGGTCGGGAAAAAACATACTAAACAAAAACAATGGCGGACCATGATCATAATCTACAAATAGATTTGTATCAACTACTTTGAATGTAGATCTATTGGCCGGTCTTACTTGTTTTTGTAATACAGATTTTTCATTAGTAGGTGGACCTAACCAGTAAGGATCACCTTTAATACCAACTTCTATAGAAAGCAATTCGCTAGAGATATTTTTTATTCTTTGTTGTGCTAATTCTATCATACTAGATTCTGGATCCTGTCCTGCTCTTGAAATAACAGTTGGTTTATATTTTCGTACAAGTGAATAATCTTCATAGGTACCTATATCTCCTAGATACTGTCTATCAAAGCTATCAGATGCACCAGCAATACCTTCGTCCCAACGAAGCATAGTACCTTTAACTTTATCCAACATAGTTAGATCAGCTTGTATTTTATTCATTTTATTTTTTGATTTTGTTATTGCATCAGTTAATGATGAAAACTCAGCTGGGCCTGAAGCATTTTTTACTTTTGATTCAGCATCTGCTCGTTCTTTACCTGTTTCTATAAAATCAGTGTTTAAACGATCTATTTCACTTTGCACACCTTCAATAGTACTCAAGTCAGCTTTTTCTTTGTTATAACTAACAGTCGAAGTGTCTACGTCACTAGGATCTTCTGGTACATTATGTTCTTTTGCTTTAGCACCGTATGTTGTTCTACCATCATATATTAATTCTGGTTGAAAGAATGCCATATCTATGTTTGCATTAAATTCAAGTACTTCGGTGTTCATACCTGTGTTTAAGTAATCGTATCGCTTCTTTAAAAAATTATGTCTTATATGATCAGCTATCTTTTGTTTTTGTTTAGTCTTACTTCTACGAATTTGTTCGTATCTAGCTTGTTTTTCAGGAGGATGTTCTAAGTAAGGCATTATAACATATTCTATTCTCTCATTATATTTCTTTGCTACTTCGTTCCATAAATTTCCGTATTCAATAGTTGTTTTAATTTTAAAAAAGTTACAAAGATAATCTGTACAATGTGCTACATCTTCTCTGCTGTCGGGTTTTATGTCTGCTCCAGCCTTATCTAATCTATCTATCATTTCGTTTGTGTGTATTAATAACTTTCCTATAAAGTCTTTAACAGAACTACCTCTATCCATAGACCAATCTCGGGCTCCTTCTTTCCATGTAGTATTAGTTGAACCTTTAGGTGTTAACAGTTTCCACGATTTCCATTTTGGATCCATAAGTGTTATCTTTACAGTATCAGGTTTTCCACCATTGGCTACTGCTTTCATGGCATGGTAATCATTTAATTTGTTTTCTAGATCTTTTATTGCATCACCAAGTGTAGTTGTTTCAGTTAAAGATATAGTTTGTTTTGGATTATTCCAATATTCAAATGAACCTCTTTGATCCATATTATGAGCTGTGAAATTATATACACTACCTTGCACATCATGTTTTGTTTGAATATCTGTTACTACCAGTTTGTATAGCCATTTATGACTATCTGATGCAGGTTTTCCTGTAATCTTATCTCTACCTTTAAAACGTATCTCTAATGCATAACCAGCTTCTGATATACTTTTTATTCCCTTTTGTCTAGCTATTTCTAGTAGTTTAGGAAAAAATGCCGCTCCATTGGGTTCAGTGAGAGTAAATGTTAATTGTGATGCATCATTTGTAATAATATCCGAGCCTCCGGCCGCTGTTACTATTTCTAAATTGTCTATAGTAAAATACGTACTTGCTCCAGTTTCAGCTATAACAACTCCTTGATTCTGATGTATTTCATGATTAACACGTTGTACATTGTCTATCCATAAAGTTAAATGATATGTCGAAGAATCCATTTCATTAAGAACATTTTCTGACCAATCTCCCATTACTACAGCTTTTTTTGCAGGAACATGAGTTGGTGCTTCTGGAGCGGCTATACGATCAGCATAAGGTGTATAACCCTCAGCTTCTTGATTAATATTAAACATATCTAAAGCATTTTGATCCATGAATGCTGTTTTAACAAGCTGACCTGTTTTTTCAGATTTGATAAATGCATACTTAGGTTCTTTAGTCTCTACCCAACCTACATTAGGTGCAAATCTCATAGCGTTTCTGTTATACAAACCACCATTTAAAGTTCTCCTCATTTCAAGAGAACGCTCTAGAGCATGAAATCTTTCTAACTCTTTATCTGTCATATATTTTTCAGGATTCATATTAACATCAACAGCATTCTTAAAGTTTCTAGGTGCGTATCTTGTTTTATTTCCTTCTTCTAGTAGTTTCTGTTTTTCTTCAAGAAGACCAGGTTCTACACCTAATTCAATCATCTTTTCTGTAAAGGTCATATTTTCTAGAAATGTTTCTTGATTTCCTACTTTAACATCAGAAGTTGTGCTAGAATCGGATTTATTATTATATTTGGGATTTGCTCCTGTACCTTTTCCGGGCATAATTACATCCTTGCGTCTGATGAACTAGCTCGTCGTAGCGGTACTAGTATTGTTTTACCTGAATTAAAATCCATGATAGGGTCCTTAATAATATTAGGATTAAAATGCATGAATATCCACCAAAGTCTTTGGTTACCATATAATTCGTATGCTAAAAGATCTGGCCTTTTATTATGTTTAGATTCTATTGTATGCTCTACTTGTTCTGTAGAGAATAGTTCATTGCCCGGTTCATATAGTTCAGTGAACTTTGCATTAATTTTCGTATGTGCTAAATGACTATCGCCCCTATACATTATATATAACCTCTTCTAAGCATACTACCATTTGCCATTTTTGCTACTGTAAATTGTTTACGAGTTGTTAATAAATCAGGCTGATGTAGTAATTCAATTGAAACATATAATTGTGCTGGTAATACAATTTGGCCAGACGCATTACTATTTCCAGCACTACTCATTAGAGTAGCTCCACTTGCGATTCCTATACCTGTTAAATTATTTGTATCTGTAGTTTGTCCACCAACTGAAACGTTTTCTACATAATCCATATCTGAATCAAATGTATATGCAACATTACCTACTACACACGGCCAATCTTGAAATTGATTAGAACCATATGCACTAAACAATAACACCGGAGGTGGTGTTCCTCTATTTGGATCATTTTCACCAAAATGCATCAGGCTTGCCATTCTTAAAAAATGTAATGCACCTTGTGTATATGCTATTTCATCTTCAGTTGCATTAGTAAACAAACATGTTACTTGTACTGATGGTGATTGTGTTGCTGAATAATACTTAGGCTGATAATTTGTGTGTGCTAAATCATATGTTCCGTAATTAGCAGATCTCTGATATGTAATAGCAGGTGTGTATGGAAAAACTAAACTATTTCTTACACCACTAGATTTTAAAGCAGTTGCAGGACCTTGCATTAAAAGTCCTCCAGAACTACCTTTTGCTGTTAATCTTGGTCGTAAATCACTTCGCATTTAATCTTCCATTTATAAAAGTAAACACTTCTTTGTCAAATTTACCAAAGAACTTTTGAAATACTTGTGCTTTTTCCTGATCACTTGCATTGCTCTTCATAGCATTTCTAAAGTCACTAGCACTCATTCCACCTTGCATTTCAGGTGCAACATACACATATTGTATTTCTGCTAATGGCTGTAATTGTTCGCCTTCTTTATAAGGCTTATATGCAGTTGGTGATAATCTGCCTGCATCCTTGGCACTATACACAACTATTACCGCTGTGTTATTAGGATCCATTCCAATTTTGCTTATGTCTGGATTATATGGATTAGTGTTAATAATTTTATCTGTAGGTATGCCATGCATTGTAGACATAATGTTTGCTTTTTCATCAAATGTAAATGGATTTTTACTCATTTCGGCTTGTTGAATATCAGTAAGTGTTCCGCCTGCATCTACTTTTGCAATAAGTCCTTGCACTTTTGCAGACACCATTGTGGCGATAAATACACGTGATGCATCAAACTTTTGAACCAAATGTTGGTAAACTTGTTTGTGTGCAACATGCATAGGTTGAAACCTACCACCATAGAAAACTACGACATTGTCTGCTATTGCTTCTGTAATTTCACTAAATCTCATACGAACACCTTTGTTAATTGTATTTAGCCAGGAGAAAAACCATTGACATTTGATTGTAGATACACTATACTAACATAAATCCGAAAGAGGTTCAATGGCAAAAAGAGTAAATTATTTAAACAATAAAGACCTACTAGCAGAAATTCACAAGAGTAAATTAAGTTTCTGTTGGTTTAATGATAGTGATGATACAGTATATGATATCATCATAGGTAAAGACGACAAGATTACCAGAAGTATTTTAAAAGAAGCAAGGCAGAATCGTGCAACGAGACAAGAGAAACGTATGTATGAAGAAGCTATGCTAGACTGGGAAGAAAACAATGGTAAACGTAGTCAACGCCCTAAACAAAATCAATTCAACGTTGATCCAAAATCTATAGAAGATACAGAATTAGTACTAAGAGTTATGACATTTGATCATATACCTTTAGAGCAACGTAAAAATAAACCAAAGACAGTAGCAGATCATCATTCAAGATGTAACTATCCACCATTTAAACATGTTAGACTAAAAGAAGGTGAATGGAGCGAAGTGCTACGTAGTCATTGGGAAGGCGGAATAGGCAACGGACATTTTAGTGTAGATCATGGAACTATAACACCTAAACTAGCAAAAATGTTTATGATGTTATGCCATCGCTATAGCATGAGAAGCAATTGGCGTGGATACACTTATGTAGATGAAATGCGTAGTCAAGCATTATTGCAACTATCACAGATAGGATTGCAGTTTGATGAAAGTAAATCACAGAATCCATTTGCATATTACACAGCCGCTATTACAAATAGCTTTACAAGAGTTCTAAATTTAGAAAAACGTAATCAAAATATAAGAGATGACTTATTAATTGAAGCTGGGCAAAACCCTAGTTGGACAAGACAAATTGATCACGAAATGAAAATGAAAGAACTAGATGAACATACAAAGTTAAACGCAAAGGGTTAGTATGCAATTTTTTAATAAAGTGGCGTGCTTCACGGATATTCACTTTGGCCAGAAAAACAATAACAGAACTTACAACAATGATTGTGAAGCATTTGTTAAATGGTTTTGTGCAGAAAGTAAAAAACGTGGAGCAGAAACTTGTATATTCTTAGGTGATTGGCATCACCATAGAGCTACACTAAACACAAGCACATTAAATTATAGTGTGAGCAACGTAGGGTTTCTAGCAGAAACGTTTGAAAACGTATACATGATCATGGGTAACCATGATTTGTATTACAGAGAAAAACGTGAAATTAATAGTATGCCTTACGCCGGCTTACATCATAATGTACACATGATCAATGATGGTATTATCGAAGAAAACGGTGTTGCACTAGTTCCATGGTTAGTAGGCGATGAATGGAAAAACATGAAGAAGATTAAATCACGTTATGTGTTTGGACATTTTGAGTTGCCCTACTTTAAAATGAATGCTATGGTAGACATGCCTGATCACGGAGAACTGAAAGCAGATGATTTTGTACATCCTGAATATGTGTTTAGTGGACACTTTCATAAAAGACAGCATAGTAAAAATGTACACTACTTAGGTTCTCCATTTGGACATAACTATGCTGATGCATGGGACCATGAAAGAGGTGCCATGTTTTTAGACTGGAATAGTGAGCCTGAATATGTAAATTATGATGGACCTAAGTACATTACTATACCACTAAGTCAGTTAGTAGACAAACCGGAACAATATTTAGATAGTAATGTATATGCTCGTGTAGCAATGGATATTAACATTAGTTACGAAGAAGCAAACTTTCTTAAAGAAACACTAACAAAGGATTACAACCTACGGGAATTTAGCTTAGTACCAGTTAAACGTGATGATCATGCAGTAGATTGGGCAGAAGAAGCAAATATAGAGGTTGAAAGTGTTGACCAAATAGTGTATAATCAATTAAACTTAGTTGACAGTAAATTTATAGATAAGAAACTATTAGTAGATATATATCAAGGACTAAATGCTTAAATTAAAAACTATCACAATGAAGAACTTCATGAGTGTCGGTAACGTTACTCAGGCTGTTCATATAGATCGTAGTGGCCTTACATTAGTGTTGGGCAACAATTTGGACTTGGGCGGAGATGGCTCTCGTAATGGTACAGGCAAGACTACTATTATTAATGCACTCAGTTACAGTTTGTATGGTTTAGCCCTATACAACATTAAGAAGGATAACTTAATTAACAAAACAAACAGTAAACATATGGTTGTTACTGTTGAGTTTGAAAAAGACGGAGTTGATTATAGAGTAGAGCGAGGACGTAGTCCGCGTTTCTTTAGATTTTATGTACAAAATCAACAATCAGGTGATGATGCTACAGACGAACAACAAGGTGAAGGTAGAGAAACACAAAAAGTTATTGACAAACTGTTAGGAATGAGTCATGATATGTTTAAACATATTGTAGCACTCAATACATATACAGAACCTTTCTTAAGTATGAAAAATAATGACCAACGAGATATAATTGAACAGTTGTTGGGTATTACTATGCTTACTGAAAAAGCAGAGAAGTTAAAAGAACAACAAAAAACTATACGTGACAGTATTAAAGAAGAAGAAATAAAAATAAGTGCAGTAAAAGAGGCTAATGAACGCTTTGAGAAAAGTATCAGTGATACAGAACGCCGACAACGTATGTGGATTAAGAAACGTGACGATGATATAGCTGATATTGAAAAAGAAATATCAGTTATGGAAAAACTTGATATTGATATAGAAATAGCAAAACATTCCGAACTAGAAGAATGGAATGCAAACAATAATAAACTCACAGAGACACAACGTTGGTTGGATAACATTGTCCGGGACTACAAAAAATATGGCAAGACAGTAAACAAACTTGAAAATGAAATCAAATTGTTAAAGGATCACAAGTGTCATGCTTGTGGACAGGATCTGCATGATGACAGTCAAGAACAAATACTGCGTAACAAAGAAGAACAGCTAGGTGAAGCTAGAAGCAATTTGTTAGAAAATGAAGCACAACAAAAAGAACACAATGATGTTATTACAAACATTGGCACGTTAGGACAAATGCCAGTAACGCACTATAACACGTTAACAGAGGCCCTACAACATCAGAACACGTTAACAACTTTACGTGCAGAAACAGTTAAACTACAAGATGCAGTTGATCCATATGGTGAACAAATAGATCAAATGCGTGAAGAAGGTTTACAAGAAGTTAATTGGGACACAATGAATGAACTTGTAAAAGTACGTGAACACCAAGATTTTTTATATAAACTGTTGACAAACAAGGATAGTTTTGTTAGAAAACGTATTATTGAACAGAACTTAATATTCTTAAACAACAGACTAGGCTACTATATTAATCAGTTAGGACTACCACATGATGTTATGTTCCAACCTGATTTAGAAGTAAGCATACAACAACTAGGACAAGACTTAGACTTTGATAACTTGTCTAGAGGTGAACGTAATAGATTAATACTAAGTTTAAGTTGGGCTTTCCGTGATGTGTTTGAAAGCATGAACCACCCAATTAACTTTATGGCTATTGATGAACTTATTGATAGTGGTATGGATAGTGCTGGTGTTGATAATGCATTGTCTGTATTAAAGAAAACTGAACGTGAACGTAATAAAAACATACTACTGATTTCACACAAAGAAGAACTAGTAGGCAGAGTAAACAATGTATTACAGGTTACAAAAGAAAATGGCTTTACTACATTTGATGTGGATGTGGAGGCATTTGATGTCTAATGAAGAACACATCAAACAACAAATGGATTCAAGACACGATCAAAGTGCATTCAAACCTAAAATATATGAATCACCTGATGGTGGTAAAACTGTGTACGAAAGAGATTTTGGTATGCCGATCGAAGAAAGGACATTGATTATGGGCAATGATGATTATATGACAGATACATTAAGTGTTGACCTATCAGCACATTTAGATGAAATGGGAATAGTTGACACCTATGATGATACTGTAAGCATTGCAGACGTAACTGATCTTACTTCGCTTACATCTTCAACTCCAACTGTAACAATAGGTGGTTGGGACCAACC